GCTGCCAGCTTTCTCCGGCATGTCACCATCGGTTACATGAAGGTCTCCACATCTATTGGCGACTACCCACCACTTACTCACTGGGTTAGTTATTTCCTTTCTCATTTCTAGTAAATTCAGATACGTCCTCTAAATAATCTAATAACTCGTCTTCAGTTTCAGCCAGTTCTAAAATACCAGGCCACTCTAAGGTTATACTAGGTTTGTATATACGATACCAATCCCCGTCTATCCCTATCCAAGTGGTCAGGTCAGATGTGCACATGTAAGGCTCACCTTTAGCGTCCAGCTGTCTTCTTATCCCAGGATTTGGATAAGAAGGCCCCATATCTAATTCTAGAGTATGCCCGTGAATTATAATTACTTTAGACATATTTCAAATTTTATAGGTTCATCTTCATACGTCATATCTTCCGGAATTGGAAAGCTAAATAGATTTGCAGGATGTAAATCATTAACAGCTCCCATACATTCTAAGCAGTCATACGTAGGGTCCACATTCCAGCTTTCACCGTCAAAGATAGGCGGGTTGTCGTAATACCAACCCTGCCCATCTTTATCTATTGCATAGTAATAAGTCTTAATCATTACTAAGAGTCACAGTTCCCCCAAACTTGTACAATTTGTCGGAATCAGTGTAACTTACTAGGGTTGGAACATCTACAGGCTTTCCTGAATGCTTAAGAAGCCAAATATAACCATTGTGCATTAGGATGCCAATATTTCCAAGCTCGTCTATTACTAGGTCTCCTGCTTTTGGCATTTCGTCATTTCTATTCACTTCAACTTTCATTCCTTCAAGTCTCCCATTACGTTACGGTTAAGCCTGTCATCAATTCTCTCCTTACAAGCGTCAAGGTAAGCTTCTAGAGCAGCAACTTGTTTAGCATTTTGCTCACAAGGGAACTTCTCATTCAACTTCTTTACTCTGTCAAGCAGGATAAGGGCAAGTTGTTCTGATTGCCACCCTGGAGTTACTGTACCGTCTTCGTGCTTGTGGACAAACTGAATTGTGTCAGTAGCATCCACATACTTGGTTTTGCCATTAACAAAGCCGGCACACATTTGAGCACGGTAACGATGAGCTCCATTGAATCCATCATCGGGAATTACTTCAATAGTTTCCTTATTACTAGGATACACCTTTAAGTCCTTAACTGGAACATACTTCTTTCTGCTACTAATAATTTTAGCCATAATGCTTATTCTTTATAAATGTCCAACAATTCACTAAATTCGTTAATAGTCTCACACAAATGCTCTATGCAATTTATGAGAGCTCCTTTCTCCAGTCCCTCTAGCCATTTAAGCCTAGTCTCTGGAGTGCAATCTTCGAGACAAGTAGGAGTAGGCTTCTCCTCTCCTTCTAACTTATCGAAGATGAATATCCCACTAAGATTCCTGCGCTTCATTCACTTGCTTATTAATTATACATTTAACTTGAGCATAAGATACAGGAGTGTAATTATTATTATCAACTCCTACATCATACTGGGTTGGAAGTAAATAAGGCAGTCTAGCTGCATCAGCTCCAGCACTATTTGGGCCTGAATGTACATGTCCAAATAACTGCCATACAGCATCCTCTGGTTTACGATATATTCCACCATAACACAGAAATGGATAGTGATTTAAGTATATACTACGATTCTCTATTGAAATCTGCATCTGAGGAATCACTACCTCAAACTTACCCATGTAACCTTGTCTTATATTCTTCCTGTCATGGTTTCCCAGTATGAGGTAAATCTTGCCTTTCAGACGAGACAAAACATTACTCCATACTGCACTACCACCTAGAGCAAAATCTCCCAAATGGAAGACTGTATCATCGTCAGAGACCACACTATTCCAGTTCTCAACTAACATATCATTCATATGGTTTACATCCTTAAATGGACGATTGCACAGATTGATAATGTTAGCATGACCAAAATGTGTATCTGACGTAAAGAACGTATGCTCTGGGTCAAATTTAAACTTATCTGTCATATTAAAATCCTCTTAATTTACATTCATTGTCAATCCTAGTCCAAGGCAGACCTCTACTGAAACTAGCAGCTGCCGCAGGAGAATATCTATCATACAATACTTGATGAATACCTAATCGTTTAATTCTCTTCCCTAATTTTGTACCCAATTTGTTCTCTTCGGCAACCATACCTAAATATATTATAGTAAAGACTATAGCAAATTTGTTTGAATATTCGCCATAGTCTTTCGACAGAGTTTCTATATGGTCTAGAACTGACCGGTCTAATGATTTGGAAGTTTTGTCGTAAACACTAATAAAATCAGCATATACTTTGTCAACTCCATATCTTTTGCCGAAACCTCGTACTACGGTAAAATATGCAACATCTTTAGGAGCATGTCTGTTACATGTTCCAGTGATATAAATGCACCAATCATCAAATCGACCTCTATCTATCTCTATTACTGTTCCGTCGCTAAAGTTTTTAACGACCACAACAATGTTTATATTTCTTGCCACTGCCGCATGGACAAGGAGCGTTGCGACCTATTTTAGGGTAAGGTCTAACATACGGTTCTCTTCTTAGAAAGTTAGCAAGATGTTTCCTTAGCAATGCTTCTTCCTCTTTCGACAATTCCTTGTCCATGTCTAGTGCGTCTTTGGCGTCCTGCATTCTGAATGTGATTAGATACTTTAAGAATAATACAAATCTGATAACTAAGTGCATCTTGTAGTCTAGGAGTTTTGCCTCTTCCTTATGAAGTTCTCGCTTATATCTCCTAGTATCTGTTCGATACTTGTAGATTCCCTTCTGCATCAATATCTATATAGTCATCCAACAGTAATCTATCTCGTAATTCAATTGCAAGTTCTCTTGCCTGCGGATGAGCATCATTTGCACATCTCAATTTCAAGAACTCTATCCATTGTTCAACAGTGCCAGTCATTATTAATTCTGTCTTTAATGCTAAAGGTAGTACATTTCTAGCTTGTTGAGCAGGCTCGCCCTCTGTCAACAATCCGAAATATGTACTTTCTGCCTCACACATAGCTTGTATCCATGCAGCTTCAGTTCGAGACAATCCTTCAGATATAGTTAAATCATAAGTATGACATAGTTCTATATTATATGAATTACCCTCGAACATATTCTTATACCAGCACGGTATTATACAATTTAATTCCTTACCAAACTTAGCCTTAGAGTAATTGCAATACCTAGTACTTTCTTGAGCGAAGCTAAATAGTCTGTGTCTACAGAACTCTCTAGCAACTCCCATATCACATATAAACCTTACAGTGACACGTTTAACGTGATATTCTGTAGGTCCACACAAGTATTGCAAGTCCTCAAGCCAACCATTCTGGAGTAGTACTCTATAGTTAGTAGTTATAGCTACAAATCCATCAGGAATTCTTGGAACAGGCTGTGCTTGTACAGCTTCTGAGTACTGGTTCTCATTATACTTACTCCAAAGTCTGTAAGCAACAGTGTTAGAATCGTCGTTAGCTTTAAAGTCATATCTGAGATACACAGTACCATGCTCTAGCATAGCAGTATGTCCTCTAGCTATAATGACATTATTAATAAACTTCTTAGCACTGTCTTCTGTTATCTTGTCTTCAGACTTATAACAAGTCCTTGCACACAGTTCCATGTGTTTGAATAGACCTTCAACACCTGGTTCCTGGTTAATAAGTTCTACTTTCGGTTTGATTAGGCGCATTAAGCTTTAATTCTACTTCTTTAGATTTGCAATGAACATAATCTCTTAGTAGATGATAAGTTTTGGTACTTATCTCCATCTTCCAATCGTTAACAAACCTTACAAATTCATCATTGAAGTAAGCAACTGCGTCTAAATTAATTGCAAACCCGTCATCAGCTTCAACGAAATAAGCCATTAATAGAATTTTACTTCTTTAGAACTATATTCATCTTGTTCGGAGACAAAGTCATTATCATTGACTATCTCCTCCTCTTGACAGGCATCTTTCTCTCTATCCCATATACATACCAAATCAAGTGCACTTTCAAGATGTTTTAAACTGTAAGGTGCTCTGTGATTTTGGTCAAAGTTACTGTACACTCTCTTAAATACCTTCATTATGTCCCATTCCCGATAAAGTTCATTATCAGTATTCATGAGCATATTAAAAGTATATGATGTACCTTGCATATAGCCACCCCGGCTCAAGAATACAATGTCTTTATTCTCAGAAGCATTAGGCGGTAAGCAATCAGTGATTACCAGATACAGTTGTTGATTTCTCATCTGAACAACCATTGTATTCTCTAAATCATTCAGAGTCATCGTCCCAGTTCATATAAGGGTTAGACGCGAGGTTATAGTTATAATACTTAGTATCTTCTGTAACCTCTTCTCCTACAAAATCAGGCAGAGGAGGGTTGAGAGTTGCCTGTGATAACTCACACTCGGCAATTACTAACCCTTCATTCTCTCCTAAGAACTCATCAATTTCCCATTTGTTACCCATGTGATATACTATGTAGCGTACCTTACGGATAATATTAGGACAGAACTTTAGAAGCTCCTGTGCTTCATACAATGGGATTTCTTGTTGCCATTCAAAACGACTAAGGGTTCCCTTAGCTTTAATAAATAGCCAACCATGATTGTCCCTAATAGCTATCCTAGTTTCAGAGAGAGGATTGTCTCCAAGATAACCCTGGACTATCAATCCTGCTCTTTGAGCCTGCATCTTATAGCTATTGTTTTTCACTAAATACTTTCTTTCAACTTCAATCATATTAATGTACCCAATGGTCTTCAATTGATATATCAGCACCTAAATGAGCACGTACACAAAATGGTTCGCCTCCACTTTCCATACATTTAACTAGTACATTACCTACTTCTTCAGCAATATCATCCGGTGCTTCAACATTATGTTCATCATGTACGGGAACACAATATTTAACTATAAATAGCAGATTGTTCTTCCTTAGCCAATTGAAGAACTTAATTGCAGACAACTTGAAACACATAGAACCAGCATGTTGTATCGGATAGTTAATAGATTGCTTCATGGAATCAGATAACCTTCTTCTCAAATGCTGTGAGCTTGTTTTATAATAATTGTCCCCACTACGCCCTAGCATATACTTAGCTTCAGGAGACCCAAGTTCACCGTCGATTTTACACAGATTGTCCCAGTCATATATAAATGCCTTATGCTTAGTAATAGGATTAAGAAGGATATATCCCTTATCAAGGACATCTTCTCTCCTAAACTCCTGATATCTCTTTAGTCCAGAGAAACCAGACATATAGTTATTATATACTTCTTGAGCTCTTGCCTTAGTAAGACCATAATTCTTCATTAAAGTGTTCCAATCTCCACCATAATTAAAACAAAATTCATACCCTTTAGCAGCATCTCTAAGAGGTTTATATTTAGCTTTAACTTCAGATAGTGGAGTGTCATCGGGGATGTCTGTAAATACTATTCTGGCAGTTAGACTGTGTAAGTCACCACTACCATAGATAAGCTCTTCCAACATCGCCTTATCATTGGCAATAGATGCCATTAAGAAAGACTCCTGTCCTTTATAATCACAACTAATCCATTTATACCCAGTATCAGAAATGAAACACGACCTAGTAAATGGGTCATGCGGCAAATTCATTAAAGACGGGTTAGTAGCGGATAACCGCCCAGTATCAGCTCCTAATTGAAAATAGTCTGGATGAATCCTACCACTTACTGGATTAATTTTATCTATGAACTTCTGTCCAAAGGTATCAACTAGAATTTTAGCCTTCTTATATTCTACATAAAGAGGAACTATACTACACTTATGTGCTTGTGGCTTTATCAACTTAATATCAGCAGATTTCTTCTTCTGCTTAGTTTTAGCATCAATGGTAGTACAATTAAGTCCCAACATTTCAAATAGTGGAACTACTTGTTGACTACTAGACCAGTTAATGTTACACTTAGCTGAAGCATCAAATCCACTGAACAAATCGCCTTGTAGATTCTTGGTAACATATGGGAAAGGTTTGTCATATTCATAATGAATTAGCCCAGTTTGTGGATTACAAACCCTCTTTATTTGTCCCATATGAGGGCCTACTTTGTCAAATAGTTGATTCTCATGCATAATGTCCACTTCCTCTGTGCAGGCTTTAATATAGCCTTCAGAAGATTTATGTTCATTATAATAATTTTCAACCCACTCGTTAAGCTTAGCTTCTGCTTTATTAACTTCCTCCTTATCTCGAATCATTTTCTGCTTCCATTTTACTGGGTCAAGTTTAGCTCCACAATATTCCATATAGGCAATTACTGGGGTAAACTTCATTTCAAATTCGGCAGCTTTAGTTAATTCCTTCTTCTCTAATTCTGCATCTTGCTTCTCCTTAATCTTAGTAAGATACATAACATCACCAGCGGCATATTGTACCACTGGTATAGTTAATCCTTGAGTGATAATCTGCCCTCGAACAGTCTTATCAATATCTATACCAAGATAGTTATCAGCTGCTGCTTTTAAAGAAAGACTATGAAACTGGGGAGGATAGCCAAGATAGAGTAACTTCTCAGCAATCATTCCATCCCATACATTATAAGGAACTATTTTATGGTGATATAGAAACCTTAAATCAAATGCAATATTCCAACCTAAGAAAGTCTTAGTAGGGTCTTCAAGGACACATTTAAGCTTCTCAATTGGAATAGTTACATTGTCAACGACTATTTGGTCTTCCCCTAAACCATACTGAGTACACAGTAATGGTTTTGTATAGGGGTCTAAACCAGCAGTTTCTGAATCATATTCTACCCAACTATGTGGCATAATCATGTCTATAGCATCAGATAGAGATAATTCCTTATAAGCGTCAGTTTCAAATAGTGACCTTTGATTACTGACTAGATATATCATGAAACCTCAATATCAACAGTACTAATATCAACATCTCCTAAGCTACTAAGTGCGGCTTGTATTCTGCTCTTAATAGCTTCTATGGCTTCATCTATATCCAAATGTCCGTAATATTCATACCATGCTAATCCCTTAGCATTTATGTCAACTTTGAAGACTTTCTCTTCTACATTATAAGGAGCAAATGGGTCACGTTCTGCTCCAGCTGGTAAATTACTCATTAATTAATAGCTGTTAGAATTAATAATAAGTAATCTGTCCACAGACCTCGTCACCGAGTCTTAATCAGCTGTATCGAAATACAGCAACGTTGGGTTATCTTTCTGTATATCTATAGAATCCAGATTCCTAATAGCTAACTGTTGAGCGAACTGATTAGTATCGAACCCTATCGTTATAAGATGATAACCATGTGCAGTTGGAATTACATGTTTAACTTTGATGTCTTGTGCACCTCTACAACTATTAACAATTTCTATGATTGTGTTAAGATAGTTCTCGTCCTTACTATCAACATCCACAACCCATAGTGGCTTGTAGCCTCTAGCTCTAGTATGCCCACAAGATGAATCCCAAATGCGATATCCTTGATAGCAGTTGCCTTCTTGGATTAGTTTGGCATACTCTTGTATAGCAGTACATGCCACTTTTTCAGCATTACGTCTATTCAAGGTAATGTATGCTCTTGCATGATTACTCTGGCACAATTCAGTAATTTTAGCTCTTTTGCGCTCTAGCTGTTCCCTACTGAATATATAGTAAGTTTTAACGGTCCTATATCCGTTATTACCAGTATCAGTAACACAGCCGTCTTTCTTGCGTTGTATAATTTGCAAGAAATAGAACTCATCTGAATTATTAAATTCCAGAATGTCTAGTATTTGGTCAAAATTATCTATTACCATTCTTCTCGTCTTTAATTTCGTAATACCTGTCTATGGTAATGAAGAACAGAGCTAAACAGAAACATTCTGCCATTAAAACAGGACATGCAAACAGAGCTACAAGCCCAACTATCATTCCTATTAACATCCAAGGTGCTGCCATAGCAAGCAAATTGCGTACAGTAGAATCATCGAAATTACTTCTTAGCCATTTGTTCATATCGCTTATCCCTTTCTTCAATTACTGATAATGGTGATACTCCAGGTTCTAAGGTTTCAATAAGTACAAATCCATTCTCTGGTGTAATCATTGATTCCTTCTCACTTACACTGCCCTTATACTTCTCACCATAATCTCCCTCTACCTTCTTAGTAGCGGGATTGATATCTCCCCAATCTGAATGTCCTCCAATTGGTTCAACATAGTATTTCCTACCAGTCACTAATGATTGATATATAAATCTACCAGTGTCATCAGTGTTCTTTAGAAATCGTTTCTCTAAATCAGTCATTTGGAACTACATCTAAATCTGTCAAATAAAATGCATTGTCGTTTAAATCTCTTTGTACGAAGTATCCGTTAACTTCGACAGTTTCTCCTTTAAGAGTATGTATAGTTACTTCTCTGTCTTGGTCATACTTTTGGAGAATTTCAATCAGTTGTCCTACAAGTATTGCCATTAGAACTTACCCTCATTCGGTTGTAGACAAATCAAGCCTTCATTTCTCCACATCTCCACACACTTACAATTGTCTTCAAGTACGAAAGGTATATAGAACTTGCCTTTGATATTATCCTCATACAGTTTCTTCTTACATATAGGACCAGCAGTAAAGCTCTTAGCAGGACGCATGAGAAGTATGTCAGGATGCAACCAATTGTTCTCTAACCACTGTTCCGTAGCTTTACGAACTTCAGGAGTATCCTCTCTACCAGTTAGAATTATTAACTTAGCAGGATAATTATCACAGAAGTTTCTAATAAGCTCAATGACAGGAGTAATAGGCTCATCAGTAAGCATACCTTCAGCTGCACCTTCTCCGTAGAAGGGACGGCCACTAGTATTCAAACATACAGTTGCATCCATATCTACAATGATTGCTGCTGGTAGGTTAGTATCTTGAACTAATGACTTAGCTTTGGCTGCCATAATTTCTTCATGGATTATGAAGTCCTTATAACGCCTCCAAGTTTGCCTAATAACCTTCTCTCCAATAGGATTAGGTCTCATAGCATCACGGCGAATACATTCTTCAACAGGAGTCCAAAAGTCCTTATACTCTATATCAACATGTATTCCCTTGTCCTTCTCTATATTGGCACATAGAGTTCTAATCCATTCATCCTCTTTGGGATTCAGATTCATATTATCAACTACTACATCGTAACCTTTAATCAAAGCAAACGTTATCATATTAGCTTTAGCTTCAGTAACTAGCTTCTCCCTATTAGGAACCCAGTAATCACCTAACATGTTACGAATATCATCATTGTTAAATCTTACTCTGTGCTCTGGGTCTTCGTGACACCATTGTTTAGCCCAAGTAGATTTACCTGAACCTTGAATACCTCTACAAATTATTAATACTCGCTTGTCCATAAAGATTCTTTAGAATTAAGTTTATATTCAGCAGTATCTTCCCAATCCATTATATCCTCTGTGCTTTCGTAATCAATCAGCTCATACTCCCGGCTCAAAATTTCTCCATCTTCTTCATAATAGTCGTTGTCCTCTATTCTAGTAATGGCATCCTCGACACCTTCTGCCTGAATCTTTACATGCTCTTTAAGTGCCACTCTTGCTATTGATGTTACTACAAACTCAAATGTTTCCATTAATCAATATTACATAAGACATCACTGAATCCACTATAATCTAAATCAGTTAAAACGTCCCGTATAAACGATATATAATCTCTTGTGCTTTGCAAATCTCGTATATACTCTTTAGTGGATATTATCTCCTCTATAGATTCGGGATTACCATAACAGAATTTCTCGTATTCTGTACGTCTAGTTTCTGCTTTAGTAATGTCAGCATCAATGTCTTGAATTACTGATTCAACATCACTAATAGTGAGTTTAGTATACTTCTCCTCATTACCAGCATATGCTATATTGAGATTGTCAGAGAATCTCTGATATACCTCGTTAGACCTACTAAATGATTGAAGTAGTAACTTCTCCTCCGGATGTGCCCTAGGCACTAAGTAAAATGATAAATAACTACTCATTTCTCGTTAGTTGGCTTAAGCCATAAATTGGTCTTACTAAAGATATAATCTCTAAGTCTTGGAAGGTAATCAAGATATGTTAAGGTTCTAATGGTATTACATCTAAAACACTTAATCAGTTCCTCTCTAATTCTCTCCTCTGACACTACTGGCATTTTAGAATCATAATCATATAACACCATAGCTTGCCAAGTTGTTTGCTCTATTGTGAATCTCTTAGTAACCGCAAACCTAATGGCTCTAAGTATCCTAAGAGGGTCATCATCGAATGTTGTTACAGGGTCGAGGGGAGTTCTTATCAAAGCATTCGTTATATCATGCTTACCATAAAAGTAGTCAATGATTTCTCCAGTATCAGGGTCTTTAGCCATAGCATTAATAGTGAAATCTCTGCGTGATAAATCATCATACAAGTTACCTGGTTCTACTATGGGAGTTCTAGTGCCTGGGACATATCCTACTTCCTTCCTAGCCATCACAAAGTCTGCTACACCTTGATACTTATACCCTTCTGGGAACTTAGCACGTATAGTATAGCAATCTGGAGTTACTAAGAAGATTTCAAAGCCTTCTTCCCTCAAATGGCTTTCTAACATAGTGAAGACTGCATTAGTAGTATTTGGATAGATTCCGTCCACCAAACATTGTGCTTCCTCTATATTACGCAGTAACTCCTCACTGGGCACAGCAACATAATCAACATCCTTATTGGTAAGACCTAGGAGTTCATCTCTAATTTTACCGCCTACTTCATAAAATTTAAAATCTTCCATTAATAAAAATAATCTGATTCAACTTTCTGAATAATCTTCTCTCTGCTTCCTTTTAGACTATAGCCACTACGTTCGTTGCTACGTTCGTAACAACTAAAGTATTCTAAAACTTCATGTACTAAAAGATTAAAACTATGATTCTCGAAGTGATGCCCATCCACATCAATAGACCAACCACATCCATCTAACCACCTATACACATTTAGATGCTTACCATTAACATGGTTTGGAAGGTTTGCTAATAGTGACAGATTATCCATTCTCTAATATTATAACAATTTACCAGTCATACACACAACCGATTACTTGCTTCTCTTTAACGAACTCATATAGTTCATTAATAGCTTCATCCCACGTTAGGTCAGGAAATAGGGCATACTGTGATACATTACCATCTTCATCCTTGAAATCGGCTATGTCTAAGTAGTTCATATACTTGATTGTTGAATATCTGTCAAAGTAATCATAGCTTTCCAGGAAAGCAGGAAGTTCTATCCAAGGAGCTATTGGTAATAAATCATAGACAGTCAGCAGGTCAAGAGCTACCTCCTTAGAGATAGCTCCTTCATCTGCCTTCTTAAATATTTCTTTAGCGAACTCAGCCTTGAACTGGTTCAATTTCTCCTTCATCGACTCTAGAGTCCGAATTTCTTTGTCTAAGTCTTCCATCATATATTAATACGAGTTTATCAAATTCTTCATCTGTTCCTTCATAAGGAGTAATTTTATAGTTGTAGTAATCTTCCCACTCGATACTATCAACTACCTGTCTTATAGCTTCTTCAGTCATGTTATGATATTCATAACCTTCTGTAGTAACTATAAACGAATCTGGAACTATACCAACTGCGATTTCGAAAGCATATGCATCAGCTGCATTGTTCATGTCTTCATCGAACAAGCTCTCTGCGTATGCAGCATATCCACTATATGTTCCGAAATCATTAATGCAAGTTATAATATACCTGTTCATTGGTCAGATTCTATATCAACTTCACCTTTATCTAATGCTTTAGATTCTGCAAATAAGAATCTATTACATTTTAACTTATATGCCCCAGACAGACCGTCTTCTATACGAATTACTATACCTTCATGTGGCACATCATTGTGACATTCCGGAGATAGTTCTTCCATGAAGAAATTCTTGTCCTCGGCTAATCTTTGTATGAAATTCTCATTCCAGTGTTCAGATATAGATATATCCGGATATAAATCCTTCGCATATCCATAATACAGTTCTGTTACCGGAGTGAGGCCCTTATCTTTACACCATTGTTGCACTTGTCTAGCACTAAATTCATACACTATTCCGTCAGGATTAGTATAAGTAATACGGTACACTCTGATACCAAAATGCACATTATACTTATATGGAGTAGTTTGAGTAGTAGGGTCCCATATCGGCATATCGTAACCATAATCATAAGCTTTACCTCCCATTGACTGAATTGCTCCTCCAGTAGGAAGCCAGCCTATAATTTCATAATAAAGAGTTAATCCTTTAGTTAAAAATGGCTGTAATACTTTATGAGCTTCTCCCCACACATCACAGCCATAGTAACCCTCACTAACTTCCTTATTATAATATTGGTTCTTTACAACCTTTCTAGAGGACCACAGATAGTCGTATGCAGTGTCAGGTACATAGGTAAGCCAGCCAGCCACCTTGTCTTTCCACTTCAATTGCCTTTTGCATAACACATCTGCTGATATTCCAGACGTGCCATGAACTTTACTAGTAATACTAATAATGTCGTTTGGCTTAATTATCCATGGACACTTCTTAATAAGAATAGTATCGTAGTGGAATCTAAACTGATTGTCAACTAACTTGCTCAACCCTTTAGGCTGTTTACCAGTTCTAGTTTTATTGCTGGAGCCAGAAGTTCTATTCTTTAATACGTACTTCTTACAAATAAACAGGTTTCCTACCCTATCAAATTCAGTGCCGGCATCTATTCCAGTTACAGCTTCGGTATGTCCAAGAGAGCTTATCCATTTAGTAATGGACTCTATAGACATAATAAATCCTTCTGAAACATGGCCCTGCAACTTAATAATCTTCACTCTTCCGTTATCTTCGAAATACCCAGGTGCTGCTTCCTTGTCAGCATTCAGCTCAATATGTCTGAACTGGTTATTAGCTGACAAGAAAGAATAGTCAATAGCACATCCTATAGGGAAATACACATACATTCCAGGTTCTGTATCTTTACTAACCGAAATAGTATATCCGTCTATATGAGCACATTTAAGACGCTCGCACTTAGGGTTTGGGTGTGGTGTAAAATCGTGGATTTCCACAATCTTAGCACAATAGTTAATATTGATTTTAGGTGATTGATTTAATTGCATTCAAAACTAGTCAATAATTGCTTACAGCTAATCTTCAGCTAGACTCCAATCTTGACTTAAAACGGCATCAGGAAACCACTTAGTAACAACGTAGTACTGGTTAGAACCAGATATAGGAAGACAGATGATATTGCCTTCCTTCATTCTGTAACGTCTCTTACTTAAGTTGATAACTGTCATACCTGCTCTCATCATAGATAGAGCTTCTCCAAAGTCAAATGTCTCGTTCATAATCTTATAAATTAAAATTAAACAATCTTGTAGGATGATTCAACATATTCGTAAAGCTCATCCAATGTGCTTATAATTTCTTTACCCTCTTCGTCATAGGCTTTTATATCTGGGTCTCCGGCTTTCTCGTAAACCCACCACATAATCCAGTCTATGCCTTCGTCAGTATAGTTCTCTTTAAATATAGCCATGGCTATACATTCAGCATTACTGACTATATCACTGTCAGCAATATCAATTCCCATTTCAGACAATTTGAAACATCTGGAGTTGATAGCTTCCAATGAATTTACTACTTCTATAAAGTTCCCTTTTACCATATTACACCTTTTAATTGTTCTTGAATTTCATTAATAGTCTCACTGTCATAACCTCTAAGAAGGTCTCTATAGAAATCAAATACAGTTTCATATAGCTGACTTTTATCCTCCTCTGATAGAGTGTTCCCTACCAGAGAAGTCAATAAGTCTGCCACCTTAGCGCTTATAGATATTGAAGTTTTGTTAATCACAGATACATCAATGCGTTAGATAGTATTTTAATTAACTCTGCATCAGAGAAATCATCTACATTTAATAGTGTTTCTCTAATAACAAAGACATCATCATCTGGTTGATAATGCTTCCGCATAATATCAATCACATCATCTTCATTCCTAATTAATGTACTTCTTTTATATGCAACGTCTGATTCGTCGCGATATTTAAAGAACTCCATTTTAGGTTCGCCTTGCTGCCTATATACTACAATGTAATTCATACTTATTCATAGTCTCGGATGCACTTAAGTACTGGTTGTAATGGTCTGCCATCGTCAGAGTAGTAGAAATACTTGACAGTAGCCATTTTACCGATAAGTTCCTCCATTCTGTCTAGATATTCATACTTAAGTTCTCTAGGTCCCATAGGCTTGGCTTCAAATTCCTTACCAGCCTGAGTCTTACATATGAACACCATATCTTCAGGACGTAATCCGTCACTATAGCCAACAATCTCAAACTCGTCGTCTTGATACATTTTGACTTTAATCATGGCATTAGTACGTCCTCCATAGTTATATGGTTTGTCCGGGTCTCTAATAACTATACCTTCAAACCCTTCGCTGACATATTTATCATGAAGCTTCTGAATGTTAGTCCACCCTACTACTTCCTCTTCTGGAACTATTCTAACCTTCAGGTCATCTTCATTCCAATTAGCATTAGGGTCAAAATCCACAATTCCAAGTATAGGAGCTATTTCGTCAGATATATAATTCCACCTTTCCTGTGCTGTCATATTAGCATCCATGGTATCATAGATGTAATATTCCAATTCATTGCAGCGGGATTCTCCAGATTCTAATCTTGCTGTACCACTTATATACTGCAAGCTTCGACCGTGAATGTAAAGTTCACCATCGAGAACCAAATCTGGCATCTTATTAAATAACTCTATCATCTTGGGATGTGTTCTTAGGTGTACTGTAGAAGCGTCATAATCGCCACCTCCCCGACTAGCAGATACTATCTCTCCGTCCTTTAGATAGAAAGAACATCTGACACCGTCTATCTTACGAGAACCTAGCCAGTACTTGATTTTATCAAATACCTTAGTAGCTACCTCCTCGTACTTCTTGGCTTTCATATGCTTCTTAAATCCATTTGAATCAGTAACACCCTCACCTAGGTGTTCTTCAACAAATGCTGCAACTGCCTTCACATCCTCTATGTTAACAGAGGATGGAAGTAGCTTATAACCCTTATCTGTATACTTCTTTAGATGAGAATTGTACTCTAACTTAGCCTGTTCTGCAACAGTCCTTTTGGCTTTGCCTTGGAATATCCATATCTCTGGCTGCACAGTTACTTTGCCACCATACTGATAAGTCTTTCTTCTTATAACAAAGCCATGTTGGGCATCATCCCATTCGCAACTAATCTCGACTACTCTAGTTTTACCCTTGTTGTCTTTAGTTACTAATTTATCCATTTAAGATTTCAAAAGCCCTCATTGCACCTTCGATATAATCTGCGGCAATTGCTTCCACTGCATCGTCATGTTCATCTGCATCACACACGCAAGATTTAGCATACTGTTCAGCGTCTTTCTCAATGGTTTCTACAAATTCTTCGTAATTCATAATTTGTTGTTTTATACGTCAGTGTCTAAATCATCTACAGTTAAAGGCTTATTACACTCTTGAATAAGGTTTCTAGCCAATTCGTCCTGTTTAGCTTTCAATTCCTTAATCTTCTCCATAGTCTCACTCATCGCCTTCGCATGATTAGCATAGGCATTATTAAGTGTCTGGATTTCCAATCCTATATCGGATATGGCTTTACTCTTCTCGATTACTTCTACTGTACTTATCATTTCTCACCGGTATGCCCAAACCCACCTTTACGCTCTGTTTCATCTAATCTAGCAACTTCTTCCCATTCAGCCTTAGCTACAGTTGTGAATACCAATTGAGCTATACGTTCTTTATCCTCAATCCATACTGCTTCATGTCCTTGATTAATAAGAATAACGTGCATTTCATTCCTATAATCTGCATCTACAGTGCCAGGTGTATTTAATACAGTAATTCCCTTCTTTAAAGCTAAGCCACTCCTAGGTCTTACTTGGCACTCATAAATAAACTCGCAATCTGAATCAGTAGTGGGGAGAGCAATCTTTAATCCAGTCGGGATAAGTGCTCTAGCTCCTGGGTCAAGACGCAGCATAGTTACTTTATTGCCGTCCATTTTAGGTGATGCAAACACAACTTCGCAATCACCATAAGCTTTAATAGGATTGTCAACTGTTACTCTACTGAAGTCTGCACGTATATCCATACCTGCTGACATAGGAGTTTCATACTGGGGAAGTTTGTTATTCGATAGATTAATTACTTGAACTTTCATTGAACGTAAATGAATAAATTGAGTTTATAGTTGTGAATCTTTTATTCTCCCAGTCAATCTCAATTACATTAGATGTCTTGAACCATCTATCATTCGAATTAAGTTCTAAAGGAGCACCTTCTATAAATGCTTTAGTATATCCAGACTCCTTATGACCTTCTTCAATTCTAACGTTATTGGTTCCCAACACTTTGGTGATAGTCATAAAGCCCTTCTTACCATTGGTAGCAAAGTAGTCTTGCAGCCAAGTATGTACATGATTTGCATTACATTCACCAGCTTCTGTATAAAAAGCTTTGATTAATGTATCGTTATCATCATATACAGCCAAGAAAGGATTCTCTCTAGCACTACAGCTCCCTTTAATCTTGAAAGCCTTCTTGCGTTCCTTATAATGATTCACGTCATAAGTTTCAAAATTAAATACGTAACCGTTCATTGTTGATAGTGCGTCCTTAAATGCATCAGGACGTTGGCTATCATAAACATACTTAAATGTTAGCATTCAACAATATAGTATTTAGGAAATAATATTCCATCTAGTTCCAGCTCTACTTCTTGAACAACATCAAATACATCAAATATGTCATTATAGTAAGCTGCTGCCATTTCCTCATCAGTGATTCTAGTAATGGCATTATCTATCGACTGGTCAGCTAATTTGCTAGCTAACATTCTACGATAGTTATCAACGATTCTACATGCCTCGTGTTCAGTTAATATGTAGAATATCTTACCATTTATATGATATTCATATATTCCTGGCCATATACTTTCTTCCTCTGTACAAAGAGTGTATACTTCTGGCATGTCTAGTTTATAAGCTACCATGTATAATCGTTCTGGATGTTCAAATCCTCTACATAGAGCTTCGTTTACAAAATCTGAGTAATTCATAGGTATTAAGTCAATACATAAGCATCTGTTTTAGTTCTTGATAAAGATACATATTGAAGCTGTCGTAGTTCTAATAAGTCTCTATCCAACTTAAGATTACCGGTATCTACAAACACATTATTGTAAGAGCTGCCTTGACTCCTATGTGCTGTTATGGCGTATCCATAATCAAAAGTTTGTGGCTTAATTACTCTATTATCAAATAACAGTGGTACTGGGGTTGCAAAGGACTTAGTCATGTCAAAATACTTACCCCATAAATATCCAGATTTAGTTCTATTACCCCACCTTTTCGCCTGTATAGCATCTAGCCTTATAGACTCAATCTGTTGTGCCAAAGTTTGCAGGTAGTCTGGATTTATGTCTGTTGGGTCTATTATGAATACGTCTAATAGCCGTCTATCAACGCTATCATATAATCCCAATTCGAACCCTGGAAGTCTAGTAAAATGAGGTACATTCCTAGTGGTTCTTCTAATGCTTGTAATTATATAGTCTGAAGAGTTAAAGAACATTTCTCCATTATATTCAAAGTTCTCACAGCCAGTTAGAAACTCGAATTTATGATAAGGTTCATTGTCATTGTATAGTATTCTGCGTATACAATCATTGAATCCTTTAACTCGCTTATTAGTATAAGCTATCAGCTTAGTATAATTTACATCATTATGCTTTATTCCATGATTAATCTTATTAGCTGCATCAACCATAAACTGCTTAGTGTCATTATAACAAATGAGAGAACCCTTCTCTCCCATTCGAGTTTCGAATTTAGATATAGGATTCTCTCTTAATGTTAATAATATTGGTGCTAATGCTGTATTCTCGTCTTGCCTAAATATCTTGGTTAGACGGACAACATTTTCATGACTAAACACTTTACTAAGACCTCCGTTCTTAACTGGGGCAATCTGTGCAACATCCCCTATAAATAAGATTTTGCACTGATGTGTTTCACAATAGTCTACAAGTAAATCATAAAGTTCATCACTAACCATAGATGCCTCATCAATGATTATTAGTCCTTTGTTTGGAATGTCTCCCATACCATCGGAATAGAACTTCAAGTCTTTATAGTCTAAATTAAATATATCCAGTTTAGGGGAAAGTGCTAGCAGTTTATGTAATGTAGTAGCTCTATAGCCAGTAGCCATTTCAAGTACTGCTTTGGCTTTATGAGTAGGAGCACACAACTTAAAGAATCTACAACCTCTAGTACTATCTAGATATTGTACAAATTCATTCATAACAGCTGTCTTACCTACTCCTGCATAGCCAGTAAGAACTAATATCCTATCTGGACTATCTAAAAACCTAATCATTCTATCTATAGCATATAGCTGTTCGTCTGACCAAGCTATTGTACTCATAGTTCTCTATTCCAAAATCTAAAGGTAATATCCTTTAATTTAGGACCGTCATCAGTCATTATCGTTTTATATAATCTCTGATTGGTATTTGGATTATCAAGTGGTCCACATTCCTCTATGTAAGGTCCTAACTTGATGTAATCGAAATTGTACAAATCAATTTCATCTGCCAATGTAGCTCTACCACTATACCACCCAATCTTTATATCAAGTGGTACTGTTTGCTGCCATTCCATTTCTGTTTCGGCAGGAATGGTTACTTTGGGAAACCTAATTTCCTTATGAATAGTAAACTTATCAGCCGTTTTAGTGGTAGTTAACGTCCTTACTAATCCAGCATAGTGATTAATGAGCTTAGGGTCGTTATCGCCACCCATAAAGCAAATGGCAGTAATTCCCTTATTCTCATTAATAAGCTTCTCTATTCTAGTAATAGTCAGGACTTCCCCAACGTCTCCTGCCAAGTAAGAGCTATGACAGCCGTTGCAGTGACATGGACAATTGGATATGTTTATGGCTAGTGTAGTCTCGTCAGGAATTTCCCTGAAGACTATATCGAAACCTACATATTTAAGCATGAGTGTAAAATCTTCTACTAGCTTCCTCTTGCCTTGCTTGGCTAAAGTTACTAATACGTTTCAAATAACCAATAACTCTAGTAGCATAATCAACGTTCTTACTCCCACATTTTGGACATTCCTTAAGATACCTTTTATCAATATGTCCACAATCATTACAAATAGTATTTGGAATATTAAATGTGAAATAATTAGTACCATTGACTGCTGCCACTCTCAACAAGTTACGATACTGTTCCTTACTAAGATGTTCGTCTAGATTCATGTGGAGAGCCGAACCCGTGTTTCTCTAATGTTTCCATTAGCACTGACTATATCTTAACGGAATAACTTCCGCAATATCCGTTTCAAACAGCGTACCAATAGCTGTCTTACTCCTCCGATTCGAGGATAGTCGATACAGGATTATAATTATTGATGTCAACCTCGTTACCATTTAATAACCAGATTCTTTTGATTTTACTATAGATTGGAAGATGCTTATATGAATTAGCAATTAAACCTCTAAAACTATCCTTAGATTTACTTCTATTACCATACTTTTCATACGTTTCTGTTAGGGTATGATTAGTATAATACTTGCGTATCTCTAAGACTTCTTCGTCAGAGTATATTGCATTACCATTTAAACTTCCTGGATTACTCTTTTGAGAACTGTGATGTATTTTATTAGATTCAGTATAAACTTCTGGCATAATAGACTGCCAGGTAATTCCTTCCCAAATCTTCTGGAACGCAGAGAAGGAAATTCTATCTTTGAACATTTCCCAACATTCCTTACATCTCAAGTCTCCATAGGAGTAGATTTCTCGTATTTGAATCACATCTTCCACTTTAAGTTTGGCTCTAGGGTTTCCGTCTAATTGATTAGATTCGCCTCCCCCAGTAATGTTATATCCTTTATCAGGATTTCTAGAATCAAAAGCCTTTATATAGTACCTTTCCAATTCCCCGAGCTTCCTAAAGTCGTCAGTATTATCTATCTCCTCTATAGTAAAGTTCTCAAGACCGTATTTACGCATAGACCTATACAAATGTCTATCACACGTTCTACTGTCTTTTATATGACCTCTCCATCTTGCTTCTAATGTAACTGTAGTCAAACCTACATACACCTTGCCATTGATGTTGTTAGTAATTTTATAGATAATCATTGTGTTAATAATTTCTGCAAATTTACTAATTTAAATGGAGATGAGCAACACATACACCATAATTAATTTCCCACGGAATTACCATACATTTAGTCATCGCGACTCAAGCTTCAGGCTTCCCCGTTAGCATAGTATTAATACTATACCCGTCTGGTCAGACGTAAAGATATAACAGGCGATTATTCACCATCAAGATACTTGATATAATCTTTGCCATGCAGTTTAAATTTATCAAGTATCGTCAAAGAAGTATCTTCTACAGCATAGAAGTAACTATTGTAGCAATCTCTAGGAACTACGTAACCTGCTTTTCTATCCCAGTTAGCATGTTTAACTCCCAGGTTCTCCGCTGGCACAAACTCACAGTTAAACATCAATTCCTTAGTTCTTGCTTTACGATTTTCATCACTGATAGTTTTAAGGATAGATTGCATAAACTCTCTATAAGTTGGATTATCATTAACTGGGATTCCTAAGAACTCCGCAGCCTCAATAACTCCATTAACACCTATAGTCAAATACTGCTTCTTCATATCAATGAATCCAGCTGTATATACAGTAAGCAACCCGTCTTTTAAATAGTCTTTAAGCAATTCATTATATGCTGTTTGGAACTTATGAACTTTCTTCACATTCTCACGCAAATACTCAATCATATCATACCCATTATTAACTGCATCCTGAACTAACCTATTGATATTTAAGGTCATTACTGACTTACTACCAGTAGCAATACCACCAGCTCCAAGAGAATAACTGAATTGATTATCAGTAACCTCATTACGAAGTCTGCAACAGGAAGATAAGGAATCAGGACTATCGGACATATAAGTAAAGAACGAGTGTCCTTTGCTATACATCTCTGCTGTAAAGTCTGCATACTCTTCATCAACAACATCCTCTCCGTTAGTTAGAAGCGCCATGGTCTCAACAGGGAATGTAAGAATACACTTAGTACGTTCCTCATTAAACCATTTAGCAAATTTCTTCTGCAACCAACTAAGAGATTCCCATTGAGGTTGTGTACCGTCTGGGAAATAGAACTCTCCAAAGATACCTTCAAAGTAGTTCTTATCAAAATAACTGATATTCCAGAATACTGATTGGAAGTTACGAGCAGCTGCTGGCTGATTGATTGAATATACAATCTGCTGGAACTTCTGCTCTAACGTCTTGTCAATATTTCTGTGTTTGTCAACCATTTCCTCTGGACGTTTCCAGTAATCATCACCCCACTCTTTACGAGCAAAGTAATCAAAGTACATTAGAAACTCTCCAGTTGCTACTGCACCTGCAAATTGAGAACTAATCGCAAATACCAGATTAACGAACATGCCACAGAAAGAATCCAGGTTCTTGGGTCTGGCAGACAAACCTCCAATTGGCTGTAACCCCTCCAATAGAAAGGGATACATAGTGATAGCCACGCAGTAGGGCATAATCGATGTTTCATCATGCTTATAAAGTAAATGTTGTTCCAGCATACGGATATATTCCTTAGCTAGCTCCTCTCCATATAACTCTCTGATTTTATCAGTAAGAATTGCACGATTTACCTTAATAACATCACCTTTGAACAATTCTCCATTTAAGGTTACAATGTTCTTCTCGGTAACATTAGCATTAGCATCGTATTTACTACCAGTTGCGGCATTCTTGGCTTTAGCATAGTCTTTAATGAATTGTTTCTTTTCATTTAAAGCCCTGCTCTCTGCCCTTTTACGCCTGTACAAGATGAATGCCTTAGCAACATCATAATAATCACATGCCATAAGAGCTTTCTCTAACTGGTCTTGAAGCTCCTCAACTGAAACTATGTTGTTAATATACAACTCATCTTTAATATCCTGAAGAATATCAGAATCAATTGGTTCGTTAACAGCGTTAAATGCCTTAGTAATTGCGGCATCAATCTTATTAACGTCGAAAGGTTCTACTTTTTTGTCTCTCTTAATTACTAACATTAATTAGAAGTTTAATATGTTTCTTAGTAATAGAGTCTTCTCTGCTCTATTCATCAAATCTTTACCCTTGTCATTACTAATTAGCTGCGTAAATGCATTGTACACAGTAAACATATCCACCTCATTACCCACTCCAATATAATATGAAGAATCTGGGTCCTCAAACATAGAACTATACGCCTTAGTAACAAGGTCTGTTCCTATCTTGACATCTCCATAACCTACATTATAAACCATATGCATAGCATTTCTTTGCCATTTGCCTAAGTTTAAACTTACTAAATCGTCTTCAGCTTTCCATATAGTATTATGAAGATTCTCCAACATCAGCTTTATATCAGAAGTCTGACTTAATAAATACTCTACAGCTTTATAATTCAAGGCTTCTTCTGGATTAACTGGCTGCATTTGAAGAAATTCTGGGTCAAATACACAGAGATTTGTACATGCTCTGTTAAGTGCCCCTCTATAAATCTTGGCTACTGGCTTACGAACATCTAGTCCGTAGACCATGCCAATAACTTCATCATGATTGTCAAAGCTGCAACTCTCTGGCATTACAGCTTGAATCAATACACGATTATATGTAATATCATCTGCATTAACATCTCCATCGACTGTCCTAGTGACCTGTTTAGGCAATTCTACTTCAACTATAAAGTCTTTAGTAAACTTGGACATTCTTTCAATAAAAGGCTCTACATAGGCAGCAGTTGGTAAATATGCTCTCTTACCTATTCTAGTAGCCTTACCATTCATGAGTTGGTCAATACTTATTTGCATTCTTCGTTTGTTGTTTGATTATCAAGAAGTTCTCTGGTCAAAACTTCCCACACATCTTCATCATAACGAATCTCTATTAATTTGATATTATTGTCTTTACAATATTGCCTAACATACTCGTCACGAGCTTGTTGTCGCTCAAATTTGAAAGACCCGCCAAATGCCATTTTAGGATTATAATGTTGAATGCCATTATATTCCACAAAGGTATTATATTCTGGTAAGTAAAAATCAATATAAGCGTGTCCAGAGGTGTTAATCTCATTAGGCACTTGGATAGTGTATTCCCTTATAAATTTAATTCCATTACTTAACAAAATGTTACATACCTCTTCTTCGCCCTTTGAACTTGAGCAGCTAGGGCAGCCACTACCTTGTATATGGCTATTTGGAGTCTGCCAAAATTCACCATGTTCAGGGCATACAATACAGACCTTTGTACGACTATCGTTGTACTCTACTCTAGAATAATCATAACGTGTGCCATGAATGCGTCTGGCATCCTTTAGAAAGTCATCTAAGGACTTCTGCATATACTTTGCATGACTTTCAGCAGAGCATTTTGGACACCCTTTATACCTAAGAAAGTGGTTAGGAAGGACTTCAAAGTCACCGTGTTTGGGGCATGTTATAACTATTCTAGTATCCCACCCAGTATATACAGTTTTACTATAATCTAAATCTGGGTAGTACTCCTTAAATTTCTTTATGTAAAGGTCATTAAACTTTTTAAGTCTTTCTTCCTCTTTACATTTCAGACATCCTACACCTCTCGATAGAGTGCCAACACGGGCCTTAAATTCACCATGTTTAGGACATACTATGGTAACATACCCTCTAGTGCCATTATATTTGACTTTAGAGTAATCATAATTATCCCCAAACATGTCACGTAAACGGTTAATAAATTCTTCATTAGATAATGAAAGCTTGCTACTTTTAGCTAATGAAGCACACTCAGGACAACCATCCCCTCTAGAAATATGCAATCCGGATATAGCTGTAAAGTCGCCATGTTTCGGACAAGTGATGATTATTCTATCTCTACTTCCAGTGTACACAGATTTAGAATAATCATATTTATCTCCATGTTTAATTCTAGCTTTATTAATCCATTCTTCAGTAGTAAGTTTCTTAGGCATTATAGTAATAATTCTGACATTAAGCATAGTTTATTATCTACAATACTTCCATACATATCCATACGCTGTACTATTTTGACCATTTGCACAAGCATAAATTGTCTTCCTTTTGTAATCAGTCCCATTTTCAATAGAATTTATACTGTCCCATACTTTAATTAAATTTCCATCCAAATCATATTGTTCTATAGACTTGGTTTTCTTCACAGGAGAAACCTCTTCCACAGAATACCTCCAAATGAATCCCCCAGCAGACTTGTATCTACCTTTTAAACAGTTACTAATAGAAGGTCTATTAATTCCAAGAGCTTCTCCAGCTTGTTTAACACTATCCCATTCCTTGATTAGATTTCCATCTAAATCATATTGATAGATTGTCTTAACTTGCTTTGCTGTTCTCTTAGCTATAGCTTCCTCAGACAACCTCTTTCCCAAGTGAGCCTCTCTACATTTCCGCTTAGTTTCCTCAGTCCTCTTGACTCCTAAAGCACTATCAGCAATCTTTTGAATATTCAGGTCTGGTTTCAAAGTGTCTATCCACCATTGCTCCCTCTCTATGCATAGTTCCCTAGGACATAATTCCATTATCTCAAATGTGGCAATGCCATATTTATTAAATGCGTTCTGCGCGAACCTAGAGTGGTGTATATCTCTAATAAAGTCTAACTGGTGTTGTCTCCACCGTTTTCTAAAAGAGATTGCTGCACTACCGATGTAAACATGATTCTGGATAGTAATCTTATAGACTCCAGTTGATAGGGTACAATCTTGTCCCTGGAATACATAATTAAATTTAAAATTTTGTTCGTCCATATATTAATAACTTTTTGACAAAGTTACTAAACAATATGGACGAATCAAAACTATTTGTATGGAATTATAGAATTTCTAACTTAGGACTTAGCTGTGATTAATCCATCTAATCTATTACCAGCTTCGTCGACAATAGAATAGTCACAGCTCCAACATGTATTTCCAAAATTCTTGTGAATCCATTCGGAACTTCCAAATAATGAACCAACTGACTTATAGGTAAATCTTCTACCATAAGTAGTGGCTGACTGATGTAAATCTCCTTTTACAAAGACTACATTACCAGTGATGCCCTTATTGTCCAAATATTCATTGATGAAATTCTCTGTCTTCACGTCAAGAGTTAATGGTAGATTCTTGAACATGTCTTTATTATCTTTACCATGACACATTACATAGGTAGTTTCATTAAGAGTAAACTCTCCTATGAACTTGTCAAATACTTGACATTTAACATCAAACTGTTCTAATACAGCAGCTAATGCCAAGTTAGCAGCATAACCAAAATCACCATCATGATTGGACTCGCCAACACAATAATAATACATATTGGTATGCTTTACATTCTCTATCAGAGATTTAACAAAGCTAGTCATTAACTTAATATAAGTTTGCAATTGCTCCTTATTGCTCATGTTTTGAGCCAGTTCATGACCACCTCTTGTAGTTTGTCCATTATATCCGTCAAGAGAATCTCCAAGATTACAAATGACTATATTCTCAAACCCACCACCAATGTAATAAGCTTCAGTATATACTCTCTTTATAATCATGTCAAATCTCTTCTTCATTTCTTCTTCGTTATAAGGATTCTGATAAATAGATAGAGGAGACACTGTGGCTCCAGTATGAATATCAGACAACCATATGATTAGGTCTTTGCCGTTAGAAATTGTCGGCATACGTCCCCAGTCATACAGATTATTGAAGTCTAGCCCTTCTATAAGAGCTTTGCCGTCAGCTATTTTAGCTTTCAGTTCGGCATTCTCCATGGCATACTTCTTAAGTAGTCGCTCGTTATTCTTGATGCGTTCTGCTTCTATGCCCCTTAGGAAGTCATTCTCCTTCTCCCTTAGTTGCATATCTTTAAGCTCGTCAATAGTATTCTCCTCAATAACATGAGGAGCAAATGGTGCTGCGGCTTTAGTAATATTGAAGACTTTGAGAATCTTCTTAAACTCCTCTAGAGAATATTCAGGGAAGCTACGACTTACTTCTCTTTGTGTTATGGATGAACCATAATAAGAGTAAAGTCTATGAATCATATTCATTTCATCCCTAGTAAGACTGCCAGTAAATGGTGCTTTGTCTCTTAGCGGGATAGTGAATTGATACTTAACAATCTTACCTTCATCATTTCTGACCAATGTAATCTTGCCAGTACTAGTTTCCTCCTCTTCAGAAGATGTCACTTCTTCCGATTTAGAACGACGTATAATACCTCTCTTGCTAACCTTGTCATACAGACTCATTATCATGTCGTAGGATTCCTTGTCGATACTGCCATCAGCTATATCTTTGTTTACTACCTGTTTCTTTACCCAGAAGTAATTCTGTGGAAGACCTACTTGTTCTGCATATGCATTTAAACTAATGTTCTGTTTTAAAACTTCTTGTAAGTGATTGATTAGCTTGGTAATTGTTGTTTCTCTCATTTCTGAGTTAAAATTAGATAACCTTTCGGCGCTTATATAAAATCTAATCTCTTTTAGTTATGCACATCTGAATAAAAAGAAAAGGGACTACCTTATTCACATAAGATAATCCCTTTGATATTTAAGGTCAGTAGAAGTTGGCTTAGCCCTCGACCCCAAAGCAAATATATGTACCCATCTTAGCTGATTTTGACGGAGTGTGTTTTACTTCAAAAGCACCGTCTTCGCCTTCAACTACAGCCTTGATGTACTTGCAATAGATATCGCCAGTATAACCTTTCTTAGTGTAAAGTTCCTTAGCGATTTCTTTGGCTTTAGTTTTAGTTTCAAAGTTCAAGAACAATACTTCACCAGTTGCAGGATTGATTCCCTGATAGCCAGTTTTGTATTTACGTTTACCTTTCTCGTTCTTGATGTCACGCATAGTATAAGGACGTTCACGAGTATCAGCAGAACCTGCTTCAAATGTGATAGAACATCCGATGCCAGCAGCAAACTTAGTATGCTTAGCCAGATACTCTGCTTCAAATTCCTTCAAAGCTTTCTCTGAAATAGGTTTACCAGCTGTCTTCCATGCCTGAGTTGCATCACGAATTACTTGGAAAGGTGCTTGTGCGATTGCTTCTTGTTTAGTATAACCTTTTACTTCTACGTTCTTAAAATTTACTTGGTTTGTCATAATTAATTGGAATTTAAACATTAGTTCATTGTCATATCTCTTTGTTATTGTATTACAAAGGTACTGCTTTAATAGTAAACTACCAAACAGTTCTAATGCAAAATAATCTAAATTTAATTCTATTAATCTGACTCTCCTTCGAGAGGAAGGCGTTACAAAGATACTACATTTCTTGTAACTACACAAGTAAATTGCCAACAATTAGTGAGTTAATAAGATTTAACTATTATCGTTTGGCGGAAAGCAAAATTCATTTTTAGTCATTTGCTTCCATGTGTCTCGACTTTCCTCGTAGAACTTGTCCACGATTTCGTCAGAGCGTTTCTCTATTAATCCTGCTGCCCATAACAGCTGGTGGAAACGCATATCGGGATGTTTCCTGGCTAATACTTCCAAACTATGAATTATAGCCATGTTATTCAAATATCTGTCATGTACCATAATTAAAATGGTATTTCTGGCGTAGTAGGTTCCCAAGGAAGCTCTTTATCAAGAATTTCATTAATCTTAGCAACCATATCTTTAGCCGATTTTAAATCAAATGTCAAGAACTCGGTAGTGTTTCTCATAAAATCATCACATATAACTGCGAGACCTTTAAGAAGACCCTCCGAATTATGACTTTCTTTGCCCTGTCTAATCTTCTGGATTACTTGCCAAGTAGTTGCGTTAGGAGTTTTGTTCCTAGCTTGCTTAGTAAGAAAGCATATTAGTGATATTAAAGCAAACTTAGTTCCTATATCACAGGCCAGACATCCTAAACTGAAGTACTGCTTGTAATATTCCTTCAAATCATTCATAGTAGGCTCATAGTATTCCATCAGCATCGTATCCATAAAGCTCGTAATATGCTACACGCCTCAACAACGTAGTAAATTCAGTAAAACCCGACAACATATGACCATTATTAACAGGAAACACTCCAGACCTAAAATCCGGAACTGTTGATACCACTAACATATTAGCCTTAAGTGTGGGCTTTGCCTTATATTCATTCTCTATGTACAATTTCAGCATCCACATATACATAGCCATCTGCCTAGCATAGTGATACTTATCAAAGCTCTCATGAAACTTAGTGAGATAATGTCCACTAGTCTTCAAGTCATTGAGAACTAATTCATTCGACTCTGGACTGTATGTAAAATTATCCAACTTAGCTTTTAGTTTGAGAACCTTACTAAGACCATTATGCTCAACAAGCACATCTATTAATAGTACAGACTCATTCTTGGAGATTGGCTTCTCTAATAAATAGTCTGGATTCAATAAGGATTGTATTTGTGGATTACATTCAACTGATACAATACATTCTCGTAGTTTGTCTCTAGATTTAGCATCAAGATAAATTGGAACCTTATCTGCAACATATTTGCTGCCCCACTCATAAGCTGTGCGTTGAGCATAATAGTTCTCGCATTTTATGCGCAGAGCATCCATTTTGTCTTCATCCATTTTACCTTTATAATAGCTAATCTTGTCAGACGCTACTACTATCTCATCCTTAGTAACAACACCATTAGCTATAAATAAAGGATACAGCTCATCAGCCATGAATCCGGCTTTAGCTGTTGGTCTATCTACAGACTCTACAAGAATAAAAGACTCTGGTTGCAGTACTAATTCATGTACTGCCGAGCCAAAGTACAGCGAATCGGAGTATCTTCCATCAGCACCCAGTCCTGCTAAATAAGCTTCTGGGCTACCTCCTTGTTCTGGGTTTATAAGCTTCAATCTAGAATTACTAATGTAATCAGAATAAGCTTCACTGAAATACTCCTCATCACTTATCTCAAGGAACTTGATAGTTTCAATTAGTGGTGTAATTTTAATGTCTTTAAGCATAACTCCTCATGAATTGATAAGCATCTATAATCTCATCTTTACATAAGGAGAATACTTTAAACATAGGAAAGTCAATAGTCCTTTCTGTATGCATTAATAATGCAGGCAGTCCAGAACGTTGACATTTTAGTACGTTACTTAAAGAATCGTCAATAAAGACATCCACTTTACCTTTAATCATATCAGCCTTATTACCGTGTTGGTAATACATTTGATAGACTGGTCTATCTGGGAATCCATTTCGTCTTAGCCATTCTTTAGTCCAAGTTTTATTGTTTACACGTTTAGTGCAATATAATTCCGGAACAAAATCAGGTCTGTTAACTACTTTGAGATTTAACCAGAAGTCTCTGTCCTTACTAAGAATACGTTGTACATTCCTAGTAATCATGCTATCTTCAAGCATACGTGGATTACTAGCTGTATCGAAGTACTCACAGTAAGCACCCCAAAAGTCAGCTAGACAATCGTCAATATCTAAACCTATTCTAAACATTCATTGTCATCTTGTACGACTAGAACTCTTCTATATCGTATATGTCACCAATAATTATCTCTTTGTCTTTAGCCATAGTACCTGCCAGTTCATCATAATCACCTGGAGGGTCTATGTCATAATCTGTAATGAATAAGTCAATAAACTTATCCTCAGCTTCTGTAAAGCTTCTAGCTCTTACCTTCTCTAGCCATAAATCACCGTCGTCCAGACTATAACAAGGCAGAATATAAGTGTTCATCAGCAGATATAATAATTAAATGATTCAAGATTTAGTAAGTCAAGATGTGAATATATCAAATTTGCCATAGGATATTCTAATCAAGCATTACTAAACAAAGAAAGCCACAGATTACTCCGTAGCCTTCTTAATAAGTTCATAAAAGAAATCTTTACTCATCATAACGTATTCTCCGTCAGAGCCCATGTTTACTCCCTTGTCAATCTGCTTGTTCCAGATTATTACTAAGGGTCTATCTTTACGACCACATGTTTTGATAATTTCAGCAATAGACGGTGTGTTCTTAGTACATTTACATTGTACGTAACATGGCAATTTGTCCTCGGTTTCAGCTATGTCAATTTTAGCATCGTCCAGATTCTTGGACTCACTACGAGATGACTTTAGGCCTTTATAACCAAGTCCTATCAATTCCTTAATAATCTTAAGTTCATAATTATTACCTTTACGTTTAGCATATGCACCGTTACGTTTCTTCTTCGGTTTTACTTCTTCAGTGTTCTCCATGCCCTTTCAATTAAATTAAGTGTCTTCTCTCTACCATATTTAGCATGAAAGTCAGATATATCTTTAGCTCCATAAGACCTAGGAATGAAGATGCAGTCTATGTTAAACTTCTTTCTTATCTGGTTCATGTTATGAATGCCAGGCAAGTCGTTATCATAGAATACAACTATCTTCTTAAATCTTTTACTCAACTTCTCGAATTGAGATTCAGTTAAGAATAAATTCTCTGAATTAGGAGCTATTGCAGTAATTCCTAAAGAATATAGACACATAACGTCTTTCATACTCTTAGTAACTACTAACAAATCGCCTTCTGCCGGGAGCTGATGTGCTCCCTGTAACATGATAGACTTCCAGTTAGATAGAAACCGTGTAGTTCCTCTTTCTCTAAATGGAAAGTAGATTCTCCATAACTCAACCCCTTTATCGTTCTTACCACGATAATAGCCAAACATGGGATTCTGTGGACCAGTAGTGGCATAATAACTGCCATTTAAATAGACAGCCTTGCAAGAATAGACTCTGAATCTCTTCAGAATCTCCTTAGTAATGCCATATTGTGCCCACCACTGTAGTTCAGATTCAGTGAACTCTTGTACATCAGCTCTTATAATCGCAGGTCCATCGTCCTTAAATTCAGACTTACTTGCGACTACAGGCTTATTGTTCTTAGGTAACGTTTTATGGGTTATATAACCAAAGTCATTAGCAATTATCTGCAATGCTTTATAATAAGTACAACTATACTTATACATAACCACACTAATGAAATTACCATAGAACTGTCCGCTGAAGTCATTGAATATGATGTCTCCAGACGCATTCCTATAAAAGGAACACGTAGGAGAATTATCATTTCTCAACGGAGATTTAAACAACCCTTTCTTAACTGGGATTCCTAGATAGTACTCAAGATAAGTTTCCTGAGTCTGCCTTTCAAGTAAATACTTCTTAGTAATTTTAGGTTCATATTCCAATACCATATTATTTCAATGTTTAATGTTTGAACCTCAAATTTACTAATTAATTATTACACTTCAAAGTCAAGGTCTGCGTTATCTGTGGCTGCATCATTAGATGCTGCAAAATCGTCAGAACTTGTACCAGGCATATCAGTAGGGCCGTTACTCTTCTGTTTATTCATCTGACTGATTTCATAGTCAGAGAAGAATACTTTGTCTCCTAACCAGTTGTTAGAGATATATGCATCACCTGCTTTACTGATATTGACGAAATAAGGCAGACAAGGTTCGCCTTTCTTATTAGCAATCAGCTTCAGATTAGTATGCTTATTAACTGCATCCTTAGTGATGTCGGCAAATGTCTTTACCAATTTCTCAAACTCTTCCGGAAGGGCAAAAGTTTTAGTTTTAAATGCTTCATATTTCTTAGGAGCAAGTTGTTCTCCAATATGAGCTAACATAAATTTAAACTTCTCAAAGTTGGACGGACTTTCACGTTCAACTCCATTATTAGAGCTTACTTGTCTTACATCATCCCCCTCTTTAGGACAGAATACTGTTTCTTCATAAACACCATTCTCATTCTCGAATGAAATTCTCATGGTTTTGTACACTGCGTCAGGGTCTTTCTTACCCTTAAACTCATTGAATGTTATTCCCTTGAAGATAACATCGTGGATTTCCCATGGTTTCAGTCTTGGTTTAATAGATGATGTACCGTTCGTGTTTGTTAAGTTGAAATTCATTGACATAGTTTATAAGTATTAAAGTTCAAAAGTTAATGGGTCAATCTCTTTAGCTGACTCATCTCCAATCTCTGTGTCTAACGGCAAATCAATGTTGTCGCTTTCATCTTCTAATACCTCTATGTTATCTACTTCAGGCTCTTCCGGCCTTTCAGCATTACCAACTAATACGAAGAGGTCGTCTTGACCTTTCATCGTAGTTACTGTAAATGTATCTCCATACTGACGTAGCATGTCATTAGCTTTACCTCTACAGCTGACAGACAGACTCTTAGTAAGTTTGTTTCCACCTTTGGTTCCAAAGGCTTCATCAGTTCCTATAACGGGGAAAGTGATTCCGTCAATCTTCTGATATTTAATACTAAGTCTATCTTCCCAAGCAACTCCCATTAATTGGGCAGCTGCTTTATTAAGTATGTACTTGTTAGGGTCTAGGGTAATTTGCGGTTCAGATGTTTCTGGAACCTCTTCCTTGACTGCTCTAGTCTTTACTTCCTCTTTGACAATCTCCTGCTTTAGAGATTTATACTCTCCAGTAGCTGGGTCAAAGTCCAAAGTTAACAGCATTTTAACTATCATTCTCCGTATTCAAATTTATTGATTGTGTCAATCACCATCTTCATATTAGGTTCAACATATAAATCAGGGAAACATCCTGCGGTACTTCTACAAGTATCTGGACCAAGTGACCTTGTTCTGAATTTATAGTCAACCTCTTCATCATTTACAATCTTCTCTGCATACAGCAAATAATTAAACAGTCCATCTATATTAACAGACCTATCCAACATCTTTCCAGTAGTAAATAACTTATATTTAGGGTCATAGTCGTTACCGTCATTTACAATATGAGATATGAACACTACAATTAAATCCTCTCTAAGAGTCATAGCCTTCATTATTAAATCATAATAGTGCTTTGCAAAGTCAATATGCTTGTCATATCCTTTCTCTGCACTTCTAGACATCACCTCTTGTGAAAGAAGATAATTACTATCGTCAATTACTAAGACCTTAATCTCTGGCATTTTAACATTAACTACATTCATGATGTTCATCACTTTGGCAAATTCATTGCTGAAATACCAATTTCCAACATAGTTCTTGTCTTTGTCCTGAGTTAGCTTCTTGTAATTCTTCCTAAATCCTGGAATTGATAATTGTTTAGGAGTACAGCTAATGATAAATGTCTCCTTTGGGTTTAAATACTGTAGGGAACTAGACTTACCACTTCCCGAAAATCCTCCAAGTCCTATAATTTGGCTCATTAAATCATAATGTTATGGTTACGCGTAAATCATCTTTCTTAGTTCGTTCTATCTCGACTTCCCTGTCTGGGAAATCAATAATAGTCCAATCTGGATTCTTATACTTGTCATAATCATTGATTTCAGACGCAGACGGAAGCTCTTTAAAGATACCACACCTACCATAAAATCCTACACCAATGGCTACGTCAGACGCACCAAATCTATTCTTAAGAACCAATAATGACCTGAAACCATCCTTTAGCTCTTTAATGCAATATCCTCTATATGTAGACAATTTGCTTCTAAATGGATTAAATAATACCAATACTACATTGGCATCCTCACTCGGAGAACCACTCTCTTTTAAATCTGACAAATCAGGTTCTTGCAAGCCTTGTTTTAGTCGTTCTGCATTATTAGCATTTCTATTGAACTGCATAATATTGATTGGAGATATCTTACATTTATTTCTAAATGAGACACCATATGCCGATATTGTATCAATCTCCTCTTTCTTGCTACGACCCAACTGTGGTCTCACTAAGCCTAAGTGGTCAGTAATTACTGCGATAATTTGTTTCGGATTATTAAGTTCATAAGTATCTTCATCAACAAAGGTTCCAAATTTCTTTAAATCCTCTATGATTAGAGACTTATACTTCTCTGAATTGAGAGTGCCGTCATGTATTATTAGTCTGTCCTCTATAGATTCTAGCCATGGAATACATTCCTGTACTAACTCATAATCCTCATTAGAGAGTGTAGAGTCCTTGCCTCTAGACAATAACTCTTTAAAAGATATTTGTTTACCATATGTCTCATATATATGAAGAGAGAGCAATTTAGCAAGTAACTGCTCAGCACTCATCTCCAAAGAGAATATAATAAACTGAACATCCTTATCAGAATCAGAGTCCAGTAGAGCCTTATATATAAAGGAGTGAAGCACGAAACTAGTCTTACCGTTACCAGTTCCTGCGGCAATCAGGTAATAGGTCTCTTGAGTTAATCCGTCAATTATATGCTCCAGCTTAGGCATTCCAAGTGATAATCCTTGATTGTCACCTTCTCTGCCTCTTTTGATAAGTTCGATTAGTCTGCTAGTATATGTCATAGTTCCGTCATAGTATCAAACACTAATTCTTCATATGTTCCATCTTTAAACTTCTCGATGCCTTCCCAAGCCTTAGACATTATAAAGTCAGCAATGTTGACATTTATCAGATTACATTTGTTCTGCTTAGCCCAATTGACTAACTCTATCACTCTTTTATGATTCTCAAGTTTCCACCCTATATTCTTGCCATATCTAAAGAACATATCTTCCAAAGTGTTAAACTTCTTAGACCAGTTCTTTAAACTATACTCCCTACCATTAATAATGACAATATCTGGGTATGCTTCCCAGAACTCTCCTCCCAGGTCTCCGGAATACTTTCTATAATTCTTAATGAAGTTTTCATTAAAGATTACAGATTCAGGGTCAAACGTCTGACCCTCTGCGGGAATTTTATACTTCTTAGTAATGACTCCCTTCACCTGTAGACTTAATAATACGTCTCTAAGGCGGGTTTTAGTTATTGGCATTCCCAGATATCGGATGAGGGAGTCTTTATGTCCCTCTTCTGGTTGTGCCAAGAATAGCAACTCAATCATTAACAACTCCTCAGCAGTAAGCCTATACTGCTCCATTATTAACAACTGATTCTCTATTGTTAAACTTAATTTCTCCAAGCGTATTGATTAATAAGTAAATAACTTACTAATCTATCAGCTGTGATACTTTGTTATTCTGATTTCTCAGTGTCCTCAATCACATAAGCTTCGCCTGCTACTTCGTAAGGAGCTATAAACTCTTTAAAGAGTTCTGTCTGCCTTGCTACCATAGCCTTGACGTCATAGATTCCACCTTCAAATTCAATTTCACCGTTTTCGTTGACACCACTAGCATGAATGATACTATCAAACGTGTTAGTAAGCATTACAAGTTCAAGCAATCTTTCAGTTGTCATGTAATTTTGACCGTTAAGGATTACAAAGATACGATAATCTTGTTACATTTCAAAACGAATCTACTTAAATTTCAGGCTCGTAATAAGACTCTGCACATCTAGAGGGCTACGCTCTAAATGCACAGACATCATGCAAATACGATGCTCTGAATGCTTCTCTAACAGCTCTAATAGCTTAACAGCATCAACATCAGTAGATACTGTTGAAGTTCTATCAGGCTGCCCTTCAGCACCTATGTTGCAATATAACACTCTAAACATTAGAACCTAAATATCATTTTAGTTTCTTTGTTCTTCTTAGGAGTAAATTCTCGCCCTTCTAGTAGATTTAATAAATCAGAATCGGCTATAGTGATATAATCCTTACTACCAGTACTCTTGCGAAACCATTCTTCTTCAACAGTTCCCTTGATTACTAAAGTAAAGACTTCCGCTACTTTATTCTCTGCCTTTCTAATAACTCTACCTATTCTCTGCGTCTTAGACGTAGGACTGGAATCATATCCAAGAATAACGGCTACTGACAGTCCTGGTATGTCAGCTCCTTCATCTAACATCTTAGAAGTATTAAGTACTCCCACAGATGCTGATTTAAACTCCTCTAAAGTCATCCTTCCCTTCTTCTTAGTTTCCTTACTAGATAGTACCTTACCATACTTGATTTGTTCGGCAATCTTGATTGTCTTACTAAAAGTAATACATTTCTTGTCTTGCCTATGCTCAAGTATCATATTTGTAAGTTCTATCTTTTTAGGATGTTCATAAATGAACTTCTTCCTTGCCTGTAAAGTCCTATTGAAACCCATAGCATGAATTAGAATGGTCTTATTAAGAGCTTTCCATTCATCTGGTTTCTTGTCAAAGTCGGGAAGCATGGTTTTAGCTAGCTCAATTCTCTTCTGCCATTTAGTAGCACAAGCCATAGCAAGTGTAAAATCATGACCGAAGAAAGCAAAATGCTCATAAAACTCTCTATTTAACTCATAGTATTTGTCTAGATTGTCTACTTCTACCATGACTTTGTATTCCCTATAAGGAGATAACCAGCCTCTAGCAGTAGCTTCACTAACATCTACTCTATCAACTACTGGACAATACTTCTTGATATAACTATCCTTACCGTCTAGTCGTTCCATAGTTGCAGTTAAACCTAGAATTATTTTATACTTGACTACTTCAAATACCTTTCCAAACAAGTCGGAAGCATATTTATGACATTCATCAAGTACTAGCAAATCACATGCCCACTCATGTTTCACAACAGAGTTTATTATTAGTACCTCGTACACCATTGGGACTTGCTGCTCTGTTAAATCACTAAGCCATTGTCTCTGTAGTGCATCAGTAGGTACTACTATTATAATTCTTCTACCAGGATTCTTAGCCAAGAATCTTTTCATACACATAATGGCAGTTCTAGTCTTACCGAAACCGGTACAATAGACTAAAGAACCACGCAACTTATTATCTACCCAACGTTGAACACCAATTGCTTGGCGTTCATCTCTGCTTACGTTTCCGAATAAGTCTGCCACTTGTTATAGGCTAAGCCCTTAATTAATAACTCATTTGAATCTATTACCTTGAACCCTGTTATTTAATATTAGTAAATTCTCACAAGTTACGTTAAGTAGCTTATACCTACTACATAGTAATCTGGATTAACTGTGGTCAGCATCCAGAGTACATTATAAAGTATAGCCTTTAGCATCACATACTAATTTAATTTGGTTCTTGCGAGTTTCCCACTGAGATATATGGAACTTCACTTCATCTTCCAAAGAATACAAGATTCTATTTCTAAGAACTTTTAATTGGTCAGTAGTTAGTTCTGTATACTTCTTACTCTTCAAATTAACCATAGAACGAAGCTGTGAATAGCTAAGTCCTTTAGGAGTAACATAAAGAGGCATTGTGGGCTTCAGACCTAGTCTTTCCTTCGCCACTTCAATCTTATCTCTTATCTGACCTGTCTTAGGGTCTTTCTCCACTAAGTCCTTGCTCTCTTGAGCAGTGAACCATAGACCTTGCTTGAGAATAAATGTAAGAGTAATGTGTTGTTTGTTGAACTTTCCCAGTCTGTCCAAACAACCTTCGCGTACTGTCTCTGTTGGAATGTCTCCAAACTCTTTAGGACAGCCGCACATAGTTCCTTCAATTGGATACTCTTTCGGGTCTATACCGTCCTTATTAATATCCAAGAAAGAGACTAACGCCTCTAGGAACTTAAACCTTGGCATATGCTGCTCCTGTTCTAACCAGCGCAAGAACAATTCTGCGTTACAACGCTGACGCTGGTCTTTAATAATGTCCAATAGAACATAACGACCAGGATAGTCCTTGTTAGTATTATAGAGCATAGAATCACAATGTGCATAGAAATTACGAAGTTCTTCTTCAGTACAATCAACCAAGCGTTTCTCCTCTTGTACTAAAGCTCCATTTACTTCTTGCTTACGACCCTTCCAAATGAAAGAGTTGATGTCATTATTCTTTCTATCGATAGCTGATGCCAATTTCTCTCTGAACATAGATATATCATATTAATTTTAGATAATGGTCTAATCTCGTTAATTTAGATAATCTTTTACAGTATAATCTCACCCTCTGGTGGTTTCTCATAAACAAAGTCTTCGAAATATATATCGGTATATTTATACTTCTCAAAGGAGTCAGTGATGGGATTATACCATGTGTCTTCCCCTGCATATACTTCCTTACATTTCAAATACCCGATGTCACCAACCCTTAAGAATGGACCTTCCCAGTTAGGACATCTGGTACACATTTTATATGTGCCGTTTGACAAATCTTTGAATGCATAGACTATATAACCACCAGCATCTTCCTTACTAGCTAGTAATTCAACGCGTATGGTATATTGAATCATCATTCCGAGCCCACCAGCTCATTTTGTCGTTTATTAACCCCACCGTCTTTATAATGCACACAACCATACTTGGCGAAATCACAAACACTGTGCTCAATACCTCTGAAACAGGGATATCTAGAACAGTCTTTGCAAGTTCTCTCGGGGTATTTGTACTTTACTCCATCTCTGTCCTTATCAAAACTGTCAGATAGTTTGTTCGCCATGTTCCGAATAGTAGTTTGCCAAGAATTTGCTATTTAATCAGTAAGGCTAATAATAAGCCTACACTGATAGCAAATCCTCCTATTGACAATGTAGTTAATCTCTTGTTCTTTTTGTTCATCTTAGCTATCTGCTCCTGTTGCTTACTAATAGCTTCATCATACATCTGCATTTGCAATTCTGCTCGTGCTAGTTGTTGAAGTCTTATACTATCAGTTTTAGCGTAGTTAGCAGTTAGTAACTCATAAGATGCAAGCTGTTTATTAAGTTCAAACCTCTCCAGCTTAAGCTTCTTATGCTCCAGAAATATAAGGTTACTAGCCTTTAATTGCTGTGGAGTAATCACAACTAAAGAGTCATCTACCAGCTTGGGATACATATTCTGCGAAGAAAGATGCATCAGCGGCAATAGACTGATTAGTAATATCAATAAGCTCCTTTTCATACCAATTATTAATAGTGTCTATTTTACCTTTGGAATTAGTAACGACACTAATTAGACTGTCGTTAGTAATTTCTAACTTCCTTACTTCCTTATTGAGCGAGTCTATAGCTTGCTCATATTTAGTGTTGTCAGGAATAACTACTGTGTTTCTATCCTTGCAAGCCCATGCTATACCAAGGCATATGGCAGCAGCAATCACACCTCCAACGAAAGCATCCTTAAATTTCATTTCTGAGACTGATAGTAATTATAGATATCATAGATAACATCCACTCTATCATTCTTAGAAGTTAATAAGGTATCCAAGCATGTACGTTCTTCATCAGATAGTGATGCTTCTAGTTCAACCATTTTACGTCCTTCTTCATAGATAGCCTTAGCTGTATCATATCCTTTCAGATACTTGCCAGGGCATTGTTTGAAGAATGCTACTTCCTGGTCAAGAAGAGCATTAACTACACCACGGTTAATCAATCCGGGGTCAGTACTGTACAGAGCATGATTATGTAGTTTACGAGCTTTACCAAGAGCTATTTGAACTCCCATATTCTCATCAAACTCATCTTCTGGTTGACATACAGATACGCCAATAGACAGACATTTATCACTTAAGAGTGCATCTTCATCCCAGTTCTCTGTATCTGGGTCAATTTCAGCACATACTTCTTGTGACAATGCAACCATTACGAACTTACGTTCCATGCCAGTAAAATCAACAAAACTGTCAACTCTATACTCAACTCTTTCTTTCATAAACTTGTAGATTAAATGTTTCCAAATGTAATCTCTTTAGATAAGTTAATCTGATTATAGGCAATTACTTGCGACCTAGACCATTATAGAAATCAAGTATTGCATTCTCTTTACGAAGCCAAGTAGCCTGTTCTTTAGCCATATCAAGAATAGTACGACTAATAGATTCTTCTTCTACTTGCTCTTTAACTAACATACCTTCATCCTCATCCTCTCCATTCAACCATTGGAATGTAGCCCAATCACTCTCTTTTTGAGCTTGGTCTACAATCTTATTAATACCACGAGTAGTCTCAATCTCCCTATCTACTGTGGCAGCAAAGGGCATGACTCTATCAGTGATTTCAACATTAATGGCTGGAACAGGCGGATATTGGAACAGAGCATCGTTAGTGGTTAGATATTCAAATATCCAAGAATGATGCAAATATTCTTCCTTAGCACGACCTCTCCAGTAAATACCTAGCTTTGGTAAACCCTCTACTTCAAAGTAATTGGCAAAGGTCATATACAGAGCATGGTTGGCAAGTTCGGCTGACATCTGTTTTACCAACATCTCAACCATTACAGTTGATAGTGGGCAAACACGTCTAGACTTATCAATCACCTGCTCTGTATACTTCATAGTAGGTTCAGAGCCTACGGTTTGAACTCCTTCGCTTGTCTTCTCCTGTATTGGATTTCCGTCTTTGTCTAGCATTCTCACGTTCTAACACTTTAAAATTGTTGTTCATTAAATAATCTAGGGGAGCTGCTAGCCAAGTAATATACTTAGCACATGTAATCTCATCGTCGACTTTAATAAACTGCGATTCCCTTACCTTAATAGGCTTATCAGTAGTATAGAACTTAGAACCTACACATTCTACCCTATCCTTCCTAATGAGGTATAGTTGTACTTCATATAGAAAGGAAGGATATACTGTTAGTTTAACGTCCCCAGAATGGTAGACAGTCGGGGGCGTAGGTTTTGCCATTCCAAGAATATTTAGTAACCTGGGACTTCTCTGTCTTATATTTACTTAATAAGAAAGGGATGTCAGATTGAATACATTTATGGCTAAATGTGTTCTTTGGTATAGGTTTGTTGGTCTTTGGATTCATTTTACCAGTAGTAAAGTTACCACCCTTTACATACACGACCAGAGTTCCAGGAATAGGAATAGATTTGGCAGGAGCCGGCCATTGATAACTTGGAGCGGGGAATCGTCTATAGCGTTTCCACAACTTACGTTCTTTAGGAGTTTTACTCCACACACTTGGGTCACGTGGTGTTACAGACGGCTGTCTTAAATGCTCTGCCACCATGAAAGCATCATCGGTCAAATCCTTGATTCTTAGTCTTTTGAATCTCTCCTCTGGAGTCTCTTTGATAGTTTCCTTCTTCATTACTGATAAGTTTAATGAGTTAAATATTAGTTATTTACCACGTTTGGTATAAACTGCCCCACAGACATTACATTTATAAAGCCTGTTGTCATAATCGAACAGCGTGTGAGTAGTATCTCTACCACACCTTGCACAATTCATTAACTTAACAGATTCATACACCTTCTTCGGCTTATGAGGTGCCGTACCTTTCTTACGTGAAGCCATAGCTTAAATTCCTTTAGTTAACTCTTCTAATCTAGTTACTTCTTGTTTGTAATCTTGAATATATTCTTTCAGAGACATGGCATCTGGGTGCTTACACTCTATTCTATAATCCGCTATTCTTTGAAGACATGCAGATATGGGAAGTCCATAACCAATTACTTTAAACTCCTGACGTTCTCCGTCCTTAGATTTAATAGTCTTTAGTATAGATAGGTCCCAGAAGTGTAAATTGTCACCTACAGATTCCATTCTAAAGTCAGCTTCTTCAATAATCATACTTGATTATCCGTAAAGTTAGTATTAGTTTAATCTGATTGTTCTTCTAATACCTTACCTATTAGCCATAAGTATAAGAATGGTGATATGACTGGACATGTCATCCACCAACCTACATCCTCCTCTACGACTTCCCAGAAGTATTCTTCATCCAAGTCGTAGTATGCAAGCATGTAGTTCAGTACAATGTTTAGTAAGTAAGACACACCATACAGTGCGAGCACTATTAATATTACAATCACAATTTCTCTTTCTCTACTCTAAATTGACAACATAGTTTCTGCAACTCGAGTATGACGGGTTCTAAGGTACTAACACCCTTAACCAACACTGCTCGTTGGTCTACCGTCCTTCTAGCTAAATGGGATTGGACGCTGGAAACAGCATCTTCGTATCTCTTCTTAATAAGGTCTCTATTCTCGAAATACTTGGGAATTTTACCATGCAGATATATTAAAGCATCTAATGCCTTAATAAGTTCCTTATGGCTCATAGAAGTAGATATTCTGTCATAAATAAATACATATCTATCAACTCCGTCTGGAATGATATTTATATATTTATCAGTTTCAGTTCCTTCTCTTCCTACATGGTCTGCTAACCTCACAGTAGCAGAGAATCCATTTAATGTGTAGTACTCCGAATCTCCCTTATAATTAGTAGAAGTAAATCCCTTCCTCTTCAGCCATGCTTTTAGTTTGCTCAACCCTCTCATCTTGTTTAATCTTCTTTTCCACCTTTCGAAATATCAGGTTTTCGTAAAGTGGACATCTACTCTCCATAGTACAGTCATCATTCCTGTCACGAAAGTAACAACCAGCACATCCAGGGCCCCAGTCAATTACTTCCACGAGTTTGTCGTTTACAGTGATAAGGTCTCCTGCCTGTAAAATGGGTATTAGTTCATTGTCCTCGTATTTAAATCTCTGCATGTTTAAAGTTAAAAAAGAAGGGCCAAACCCAGACAATCACTAGAGTAGACCTTACCTCATTAGAAGTAAAGAATAATCTAATAACTAATCTGAATTTGACCCTAAACGGCAGTACGAATATCGTTCTGCGCGATTAGCACTACATTAAATATAACGTAGCCTAAAGTCCGTTATCATAGATGATAACAATAATACCAAGGATTGGCATTAGGTGTGTTGCTAGGAGCAACGAAGAAGAGCCTACACCCCCCCCTAGTGATATTTTGGCTGGAATGTCTATTCCATAACCTATCACCATACATAAGAACTATTCAAAGTAGTCTGGGAACTTATCTTTTAATATTTCAGATATGTCCACGCCAGTCAGTTCAGCCATAGATAATTCTTCCAACATTGCGTCTTCAGAATCGTCCACACTACCGTCAGCGCTATCAATAAGATTGAGCAGTAATTGAGCTTTCTCATCAGTCAGCCCGTCTTGCGCCCATTTACTTACTACTTCTGCAAAGAATTCATCGAACTCATAAGAAGTTTGCTCGTCTTCATCAGCGATTGCATTCTTCTTGGCAAACAGTTCTTTGATGTCTTCATCTGTAATAGTTCCGGCTTTATCATAAGCCGCGTTCAATGACTCTATAAGAGAGTCTTGTTCATCGAATGTCATTGTTGTTAACAATTAATGTTAAGAACATGTGAATAGTCTATTCACACCAACCCTCAAGGGCTTAAGATAATGTATGGTAATCAAATCACCATTACAGCAGTGGGGACTGCTTAAACAGGCATTTCACTCTCAATTATGCCTGTGGTTATGTTAGAATAAAGAAATTCACTTCTTCCAGGATATGAATAGATATTCTCCAACTAAGCCAGGATATCCTTCTTTATCAATAACCTTAACGAAGAATCGTTTATCTTCGTAGTATTTAAGGATTTCATCCTTGGCTTTAGCTACATCGTCATTCAAATCCATGACAAGACTAAAGTAATTGTTCTCGCTCTTAGCCTTAATAAGTTGGTCAGTAGTATCTAGAAACCTCTTAATTAGAGTTTCTTGTGTCACCACTTCATTGTAAGTGGCAACTGAATATGCCTCGTCCGCATTCATAGATTCACCTTCCAACAATTTACCAAAATTAAAGATATTCTTCATAATAACTAATAATTGGTTTGTGACTCAGGTGGGGCTCTAACCCACAACCCTCTCCTTAGGACGGAGATGCTCTATACTATTGAGCTACTGAGCCTTGAAAGCTATACGTTAATACTCCCAGTGTGTCTGCCTTTTACTTTAACAGAGTTAGCATCAATGTCTCCTTGTACATTACCACCAACCTCAATACTGTTAGCTTCTATAGAACCTCCCACATTGCCTTTAACTTTAACACTATTACCATGTACAGTAAATGCGTCTCCGTCAATATCACATGTGTTGCAGTTAAGCTCTTTTACGTTACCAGTAAAACTGATATGTACACTATCCTTATTCGTTTCAGATATTAATTTACCATTTACGTAAATTTTACGCTTGATTTGTGAGATAGTGATATTGTCCTCTTCAATGTTATAGGACTCATTATCAATAAATAACTTATTCATGATTCTTTTTATCCAGTTCATCTTCCTTCGTAATACTTAATCAGTTTATCAAATGCTTCAATCCTAGCATTGTGACCCTTCTCGTCATCGGGAGTCCACCAAAATGCCTTACCATACCTGTCTTTAGGCGCACCTAAAAACTCTCTATTGAACTCTGGAAACATAGCAACTACATCACGTTCATCGTAAATGTTGATTCCTCTTTCTGTGCCAGCCATAGCATGTTCAATGCAGAAACACATTCCCCAGTATTCTGAATGGTCTTCAAACAGCTTCTTAGCTTTTAGTAAGATAGTGTGCTTATTGATTCTTTCTGTGTACCAATGGATGAGTTTATCAAAGGCTATAAGCCTGTGGTTCTTCTCATCTACGGGCCACCAAAAGACCAGCTTAGCTACTTCTTCTTGTTTGACATTACCTCCTAGAAACTCTGGGTTAAACTCCGGAATTAATGCCACTAATTCATTATAAGAGGGAGGTATTCCTTCTTTAAACACTCCGTTGAATGCTTGCTTCATATAGTGGCACATACCACCATTCTTATCACTACCTGGCTTTGTATCTTTATCGTACAAGTCTTTAGCAGTCTTTAATCTTTTAATAATTTCTAAGTTAGTCATCTCTTTCCTTATTAAGTTAGTAGTCCCAGGCAGAGTCGAACTGCCATTTCAGGTTCCGTAGACCAGCGTTCTATCCATTGAACTATGGGACCATACAGGAAGCAATTCCGATTTAACGGCCGCCCTTGCCAGTATCACGTACTGGGCTTTTCACGTGGACGGTCTGTCAGCATAACTCACAGTATTACTTACATGCTTCCTTTAAAGTTTAGCCTCTTCCAGCGCAAGAGCACTTATAGTCACTCTTCGCCATAGTACATCAAGTATAGCACCTGCTGACGCAAACCATATCTACGTGTAACCACGTTAGCTTCCGCTCTCATGGAAAGCGCAGCATTGATACTCCTCTTGAGTTTATCGGCATCAAATAGCAAACCAGTCACTCCTACTAATCCATTAGGCTCATCAGCAGCTAGTTGATTAAACTGCGCATGGACTGCTCTTTTAAACTTGACAAATTCCATAATCTTATAAAGGTTTAATATTGTCGAATATATTGTCTTCGGCTTCTACTCCCCATTTAGAGTGAATCATTACCCCTATTGGAGTTACTTGAAACACAAATGGGTCATTATTGATAGGAATAATCTTCCTTTCCGGAACTGTAAACTGCATCGTTTCATTCATTTCTTCAATAGGAGCGGCAATGAATAAGTCAGCACTGCTACATTCTTTTGAATCAGCAATGTTCACATCATGTGCCTTGGCTTTATTAAGGATATGAAAGAATGGATATGCATTCATTCTAGCCTTATTTCTACTCAAATACATAAGTCCAATATGGGAAGGTTCCTGCCTAATGAAGTACCTTCCAACCGGATAGGACATGCTATCAATAGGCATAGGGTGAGTAGCAACTTGCATACCAGTAACATACCGTAAAGGTGAACCGTTTCCGCTATAGTTAACATACTCATTTGCTTCAAGTGCTTGAGCAGTGGCCATTACCTTAGAGATTTCATCAATGTTCTCGTCAGGCACAGAACCTTTATAAGCTGATAGTCTTCCAACAACTAATCCATACTTAACATTCAGATTAATGAAATCCTCCTCCTTAAGTATCAATGAGCCAGGGAAATGTCTTTGCAAAAAGCTATAACATTTTAAGACTTTAAGGTCCTCTTCCGAAGTGATAGCATCACCTACTTCTTTAGAATTAGTAAATCCTAAAGCTTTCAGTTTGACAGCCTTATCAACTAGTTGATGATTCGGATTCAGACCCTTAATAGTCTTCATGTACTCTACAGCCATTAGAGTATAAGCTAATTGCACTTCTTGGGCTGTGAATCTCTTTGTGCCTACAGACGTATCTGTAGAAGGACTAAAATTGTTCATAATTACTTTTGTTTAACTGAACCTGGTCTGGTAGTAGCTCTCTTAAATGAATCAGATTGCTTATCCCCACCAAGCCTGTCGGTCTTTAAGACGTTGTACTTTCTTCTTGTATTTCATAGGTTTATCCTATTTCGTTACTAGCATTATAAGCAAGCTTGTCGGCTTCCTTATTATGTTCATCACTTGCGTGACCTTTACACCACTCAACAGACACTACTTTATGCCTGTTCACAGCCTTATCAAGACGTTCCCACAAATCAGTATTGGCTTTCCTCTTCCACCCTTTAGTAAGAGTTCCTACAATATACATAGAATCTGTTACTATTGTAATTTCAGAAGGTTCCTTTATGGATTCCAGGGCAACTATGACAGCCATTTGCTCCATTCGCTGATTGGTGCTGTTCTTATACATCTTACTGTATTGGAATATCTTCTTGTCATCCTCTAAAATGACAAAGCCTATTCCCCCTTGATTTCTCGCAGGAGAATAGGCACCATCACAGTATATTCTGTACTTATGCGTCGGCATTAGGATTCTCAACAAAATCCTCATCATCCTCATCTTCTTCGGTTTCGGATATGACATCCTCATCAATAAGATGCTTAACCCACATACCTAAGATAAAGATGACATAGAATTTGTCTTCCTCCTGTTTGTAGTTAACCTTGTCAGAGACTTCATTAACTACATCTAACATTGTGAACTCCTCTTTAGCCATAGCATCATCAGCTATAGCAGACATTTCTTCTACATAAGGTCTAGCCTTCTGCATCGCTTCGTCAAAACTCTTTACTAAGGCTATGCCTTCATCACCTCTAATTTGCATAGCAACAGATAGAGGTTGTTGCAATTCATTTCTAAAGAAGCCCAAATAGAAAGCCTTCTCTACATTTCCGTTTACGAAGTCATTGAAAGATTTAGCTTTCATTACTTCCTCCACTTTGAAATCAATTTCTGATACGTCTCTGATTTTGTCCATAATGTTATGATAGCAACCCACCAATCTTCTCGGCCATGGCTGTTGCTTTGTTAGAAACTGCTTCAAGGTTTGCAGCTTCAGTTTGTAATTCGATAATCTCTTGTTCTCTAACCTCTTTCTCTGCTTGAGCTCTAGATGCTACCTCTTTAAGATTGGTAACAGCTTTCTCAAATACATCAATAATCTTAGCTGATTCCTCGGCTAGTGAGGTACTTGTTACTTTAGCCGGTTCGGCTGATTGTTTCTTTCCAAACATCTTATAGGATTAGAATTACAGGGTTCAGGGTGAGCGGCTGTCGGGAATCGAACCCAATCTATCACTTGTGCGCATACTAAAATTAGTGATGTGCCCTCCTTTACACTACAACCGCATGGAGCAGTGGTTAGAATACTAATAGTCAAACACTGATAGTCATTCCTAAAGAGGTGTTCTGCAACCACCCCACAGTCAGCGCTAAACTGCACGTCTTATTACATACGCTCAACTCTGCTTTAGTTGTCATCGCTGGACTTTATTTAACCCAGATTCCAGCCTGGTCTATACTCGTTTCCTTTTAAGCTTACCACACTTGGAACATACTAGTAAGTATCTGTTACAATCAGTATAGCTAGTTTTTGCTATTATAGTCCATTCATGCCTACATGCTAGTTTCTCTAGCCATTTCTTGAATAGTTCTTTCATAATCAATTCGTTTTACTAATGGATATAGTTGCCCATAGCCGTAATTAACTGTTATACACCTAGATGTTATAGACAGACGATAGTGAGCATTGTTAATTTCGTTAGTAAGATACTCCATAGTTACAGGAGTTACTCCGTCACTAAATGTAACAGTTATGCCCGCTTCTATATCTTCTACACTCTTAGTAAGAGCATCTAAGCTACTTTGAATTTCTGCATATCTAGGATTAGGAATCTGCTCCGTCTCTAAATGCATAAAATGCTTAGATGTTTCACCTATATAACCTCCTTTGCTACATGGAATCGGAAGATAAACCCAGTTGTTATCAAACTTAACAGCTTGTTCATAAGCATGAGTTCCAGGTCTAAAGAGTTGCTGGTACGTATCGACTTTAACTACTTCTCTAGTCCCAGGAAGTCTGCCTTGCTTGCCGTCTAACCACCACCTTATATAGTCACGAGCATCACGCACATGATATACTGGCAACTCAACTGGAGTACCATTAACCATACACCAATAATGACCTAGCAACCTCGGTCTATAAAAGTCAGAGTCTGTTCCATTGGAGTCAGGATTAGAATTGGCAAATTCATAACAGTAATCATAATAGTCTGCTGCTTTATGAGGTTTAGCAATCTTACCAAACTTGGGCAAAGCATGATTCCTGTTCTCCTTCCATTGCTTAGTACTAATGTTGTATCGACGACCTCTAGGAGTCTGCTCAACAGATTGTACTAATCCATTATCATCAACTCTAAAGAACGCCTGTCTCCACCTATAATCAGTGAAGTAGTCGTCTAGGTATTCAGTTTTGTCAGTATTCTTAATTGGCTTAATCCACTCATTCCAGGCTTTGGCTAGCTCTTTATAAGGCTTACCTACATACTTGGCTATGAATTTCACAATCCTAGATTTTTTAACGTATCCATAGCCGTGGTCCCAAGCTATATGACAACTTTTGTCTAATACCTTTCTACCATATCCTCTCTGCGCTGCCACTTCTTTAGATACTCTCAAATTGAAATCAGCATCAAAATCAGCTAGCGTCACTTTAGTAAGGTGTCTAGGATAGTAGCTTGGATTACGAGTATGCTTGCTTTTACGTTTATACTCTTTCCTATGACCAAGTTTAAGTCTTCGTTCACTCATGTTATAGTATTTTAGTTACTTTACCAAATACGGATTTGGTCCACCCATTAATCTTACCATGATTGTTGCCTATAAGAACTCCTCTGTCTCCCTTAGCTTTGACTAAGTGAGTATAGTATCTACCTTTAACTTTGCAGAATACTATATCACCTACCTCTACATCGCTAAGATTTATAGGACTCAAGACATGCTCTTGGCCAGATTTGATTAGAGGAGTCATAGAGTTTCCCTTCTCTGAGGTTCTGAAGGATTTTCCTTCGGTCAATAGTCTCTCCTTGTAATGCATCGGCTTTAGACATTAAATATACAAAGTTTAATCTCTCTTCCATGGTAGAGCCATTACTTATCCTTTCAAACAAGGTTAACTCTTGCCCATTCTTGTAGTTATAGTAAGATATCAACTCATTATATCTGACAGTTTTACTATTCAACGAAGCTATAGTCATTGGATATCTTCTTAGCACTACTCCCCTATATAAATCAACAAGTTCACCCAATGAGTTGGCAATCTTTAATAACCTAACTACATTGGGTGAACCGTGTTTCTTGTACCTAATAGCATAATTCTCCAGAGCAGCATCCCAATCATGGAACACGTGTTGAGCTTGAGTTAAATCAATCTCAACTATTTTACGCAGGAACTCTTCTATAGTCATATTAATTAGATATTGTAGGTGATGTTAACTTGTCAATTAGATTCTTCATTGCTTCTTCACCAGCAGCAAAACCTTCAGAATATCCAATATTATATGCTTTCTCCACTGTATCAGTAACAGCAGTCATAATTTCATTTCCTGCAAACTGTTCTTTTAGCTGTTCTAATAGTTCTTTCATAAATCCTCCTTCCTTTAATTATTAGTAGCTTGAGTGGGATTCGAACCCACACGTCCATTTCTGGACACCAGAGCTTAAATCTGGGGCGTCTACCAATTTCGCCATCAAGCCATACCCTTATACTGACATCATGACCTTGATTGTAACTACAATTATCATTCCTATAGTACTTATAGCAGCTACACTTAAGAATATCTTAACCCATTTAAAGTCACAATCCCATATAGTTAGTAACATAGCTATTAATGCAGCCACAAATGCAATGACTACAGTAATCATTAATGCTGTTTCCATATCAATCTCTTACTAAGTCTATCCAATTAATTAGGATATGATACAACCACCTCATAATACGTAATCGCAATAAGTGTCAACAAAATCCTTAGCTTCTTTTAAACCACATTTAGCAGATTCTTTTACATGCTTAATTGCTTGCAGTTTGGAACCAGTCGATACAAACTGTTTCATCTTAAAGAAGTCTTCACATGACAAATCAATTGTATTATTCCAACGCTTCCTGTATGCAAGCATTGCATCACTATACTCTTGAGGATGTTCTGCCCAGGTAATTTGTTGGTCTAATATAACTGTACAAGTTCCATCAAGTATATCATACTCTCTAGATTCTACGGTGAATTTACCAGCTTCTAACACTACTATATCAGTAGGAAATGGAATCATCTCTGATGAGATTGATACTTCCTCTATTGTCTTATCATCTTTTACAAATTTTACAAACATAATCTTTAAGTATTAACTAATAATGTGGCGAGAAGGTGACTCGAACACCCAACCTTGATATTATGAGTATCACGCTCTGACCAGTTGAGCTATCTCGCCATTAATAATCCGCCTGGTAGGGCTGCGAGCTGCCTTACCAATTATTGACGTCAGCTAATCTATGGAATAGCACGTCTGCTAAACTGAAATAGCCCTATAGTCATTTCTACACCTGCTCACATTTAAGTGGTGGATTACATGTTTATCGGTATTTATCGAACATGCTGTCTGATGCTTCTTCTCCCCACATAGACACGATAACAATACCTACTTTGGTAGCCCTAAATACTATTGGGTCTTCTAACCTTCTTTTACGGTCTTCTTCAGCTTTAGAGAAGATTTCTATGCGAATATTATTCTCCATAGTATCATAAGGCGCTGCAATTAGCCAAGTGTTATGGTCTAAATATGAGGTGCCAAGATGTAGGTAATCTTCCTCCTTATAACTTCCACCTATAGACCTCATGTACTGATAACCACGGTCAATACCTTTGAATACAAATGGGAATCTAGAGAAATACTCAACAAGCCGTTTGGTCATGTCCTTAGACATTCTTGAATCTATTCTCGCAGCTTCAACCCAACTGACGTAGTTAAGATTTAAAGAGTTCAAAGCGTTAGAAGCCTTTGCTATTTGTGACACATTCTCACTTGGAATGAATCCGCTGAAGGTCGATATTGGACCACAATACAAATTGTACTTCTTCAGGATTGCAAAGAAATCCTCGTAAGTTACAACCAGTGCATCAGGATACGATTCTTTAATCCAGGATGTTATTTCGTTAACCTTCTTCAGGTCTAATTCCTCTGGACCTAAAGCTGACTTATACTTCTTAGACTCGAGAATAGTCCTAAGGGTATCTGCATTCTTAGTTCTGCCTAAACCTGAAGCTTCCAACTTATCAAGCTCCTCCTTGATTTGCTCGGAATTGTCAAAGTCTTGATTGCCTTCTACGTACTTCTTATAGTACTCCATAGATGCTGTTACTAAGGCTAAACGTAACGCATCTGCACTCAATTTCTCCATACTATGATAAATGTTCTTTAATATCAATCATGTATTTTATACCTTCAATTATCACACATGCTAACCCGCCAACGAGCATAATGAAGTATAATGCAACAATTAGTGGTTCCCAACCAGTTCCATAGTCACTTCTATTGAGATTAAAGTTAAGCCTATTAGGCTTGTTATTAATAAAAGCTCTATCATAGGTTGGTTTGTCTACACGTAGTTTAAACTGATTGTCTCTACCGTCAGCTATTAGTGTAAGCTCATATACAGTATGCGTCTGTTGATTAACTGTTTCGGTATAACAGTCCTTAGCAACTACTGTAGTCCACACAGGTTTGTCAATACAGGTTTCTTTAACTAAGTTAGATTTACATCCTCCTAGTCCTACTAAGCACACCACCAGCCATATTACTATCAAAGTTGCATGTCTGAAAGTGTTAGTTGGCGGTCTCATATCAACAATTGTTGGCATCCTCTGTCAGTAATTTAGTTGCTTTATCCATTCCTAACTCGTAAGCTTCAGCAATTAATACTGCTGCGCTTGCTATTGAAAGCTTACCACCGTTGTCCTCTGCTACGTTAGCTGCATTTTCAAGCAGCTCACTTAAAGTTTCTACCATAATTAAATACATTTAATAGTTAATAATCTAGTAGGGTAGGTGAGACTCGAACTCACACGAGCTTAGCTCATTGGTTCCTAAGACCAACGCGGCTACCGTTACGCCACTACCCCATTGTTACTTCATCAAATTGATAAATTCATCTTCATGTCCTCTATAGTATCGCTGAAGATATGCAATATACACGGCTTCGTCCTTAACTATTTGAGGGAATTTGGATTCAAATTGTTCTACTTTCTCTTCTCCTACTATACTTACATGAAAGTCTCTAGGTGTGTTATCCACCTTAGTTGCAGACATTAATAAGACTAATAGGAATATCAATAAATGTTTCATTTAGTTGTTAATAAAAGGAGAGCGAGATTGCTCTCGCCCTCCAAGGTTTATTTGTTGTCTTTCTTCTCCGTAGAATAGTCCTTACGGTCGAGTTCCCACTGATACTCACACATCTGAGTGATTGCTTCAAGCTTCTCTGTACCCAGAACGAGTTTGAGAGCATTTACCAATCTTTCAGCCGGAGTTTCCACAACAGCTTTCTTGGATGCAAGTCCAAGTTGACGTTGATAAGATTCAACGCTAGCTTTGATATGGAACGATGTTACATGGGTTTCTTCCGTAAAGATAAGTTTGGATTTGGTTGATTCAACGATTTCAGCCATAAATGCCGGAGCAATTTCAGCTTCTTGAATGTAGTTACATACTTCACTCAAATCATCGTCGATTGTATATCCTTCTTCAGCGGTGAAGGTAGAACGGATGAATTTCTCCGCAGTTTCAGCGTCCAGACAGTCCATGGTAATCACAGAGCCGATTCTCTTACCTCTTAAGAAGGTAGGTTCAATCAATTCAATGTGATTAGTAGTGAACAAGGTGATTACGTTCATGTCTTTGGTATCACCACCGTCCAGAGTATTCAGGATGTCCTGCATAGCAGCATCTCTGTTACCTCTAGTTACTTGGTCAATATCTTCAACAAATACAACAACACCATGACCCGAACGGTCAACAACTTTACACATGCGCAGAGTTTCTGCAAGAAGAGAAGGATTCTTCAAATACACGAACGACCAACCGTTTGTTACAGCATCTTTAGCCAGCTTAAATGCCAGCAAGGTCTTACCTGTACCATATTTACCTTCCAGCAAACAACCATACTTCAATGGAATACCTTTAGCCAGACATTTCTCTGGATACAAGATTCTTGAGCGTAGTGGTTGCAATTCAAATTCAGTCTTCTTAGAAAGAACCATGAATTGTTTCTCAATGCCGGCAAGTGTCATGATAGTAGGTTCAGACAGATTGCTGATTTCCAAAGCCTGGTTTTTGTAGATAGATTCTGATGCCAATAGCTCTTTAGTTCTGTCAACAATGTCATCAATTAATGACTGGTATTTGAACTGGCATTGTCCCTTAATAAGGAGCAAATGACGGTCATTGTCATAGTTGATGTTAATTTCAGAATCTTCTCCCAATTCTTCAAGGCTAATTTTACCAAACGGAACTTTGGTACGAGAACCGTCTGCCAGAACAACGTCTACGGTATCAATGTTGCTGTTTCCAGAAGGACTGTTATCCTCCTTACTAACGGCAGAACCGAAGATTTCATTGATTGCTCTGTTCAACTGATATACACCGTCTGGTTTCCAACAAAGCAGCGAGTATTTGAAACTTGCCATTTTCTTGGACTGTTTGATTTCACCTTCGATGAATCCCAGAGCATCAGCATACTTCACATTGCTTTGGAGCACTTCAATCATTCTCTGTTTCTGAGTTTCCTCGTACTTGTTAACTCTCTGCTTAATAGCAGCTGTAGTTCCTTGCGGAATAATGTTCTTTGCCATTACTTAATTAGGTTTATTAATCTTATTTACTTCTTTAATGATTGCCTCACAATTCTCTCTTGTTGTAGTTAAACAACCAAGTTGAATAATAGAACCGTCTTGAGTGATAGTCAGGTTCTTCTCTTCGATTGTTTCCCTACACAAACCTCCTCTGATAATTCTTTTAATGAGTGGAAAGGGTAATATAGTATTCTTACAGAATATCATATTCTTGCCTTCCACATAAATGACATCGTAGCCGTCAATGCTACCTACTACCTTACTCATTCGATTCAACTATTAACTGTGTGGGCCCGGCCGGACTTGAACCGACAACCTCCTGATTATGAGTCAGTTTCTCTAACCGATTGAGATACGGGCCCCGAACGCCCATGTTTACTCACAATTAACAGTTCTCAAAGAGTAGTGTTGTTAGTGACTTCATGATAAATTCTATTTTAAACTGAAATAATTAGTAGTTGGGCTACCAGGATTCGAACCTGGGCTACAAGAGCCAAAACCTTGTGTGACTACCACTACACCATAGCCCAGTAAAAGGAGTCCGAAGACTCCTAAACTAACTTATCGAATATCATGGGCTGTATCGACATCCATAAATTTGCTAGCATTTCTCGCTCTGCGTCAGATGCTTCATCCCAATGTGATACGTACAATTTCTCCGTTCGTTCATTCCTATAAGGAACCTTAAATGAACGGTTAATGCGTACACTGTGTGCGAATAGGTCTTTGTCGAAATCAATAGCCCTAAGCGTCTTCTGGAAATCGTTGAACTTATTATTAGGGTCATCGACATCCCTAACAGACATTCCAGAAGGAAACGGGCCGTTACCATGCCTTGTTATATAAGGACGAGTTACATAACAAGTTTGGATTTCTTTACGTATACCTGCTTTCCGCAACAGCTCGTAAGCGTTTTGTGAAGTTGTATTAGACGGAGTACAATAAGGCATTATGCCGAATCTTTGGTCAAGCAATATTCCCTGTGAACCTTCAAACACTAGGTTATCATAATTCAACAAGCAATCTTCATTAACCGTACCTGTATGTAAGAAATAAGCATGTGCTAACCTACACCAGTTGTCTAGGTCTATCGAAGGATATTTACTAGACATGTTGTAATAGTTATCCACTATGGCATTTAGTTTCTCACGCAGTATGTAAGGATTCATACAATCTACAACTGTTAAGCTGTATCCTGCCTTAACTCGGTCCAAACAAGCTTTAAACCCTGTACCTACAGTACCATGTCGTAAGTTCTCTTCGTTATTAACTTGGGAATAGACATCGAAGGGAATTACAACTTGGCAGTGAGGGTGATACTGAACAATGGGACGAACTCCCATTTTAGCTAAGTCTGCACCCTCCAACATAGAGGTAATTGGGTCTACAGTACAGTATTCGGACCAGTACGTCGGCACTCCAAGTAAGGTTCCGCTGCCAAAGTTACTAAAGGTATGCATCATGTCTCCATGCTTTACAGTATGTCCTACTTGATGTCCACCACTAAACCTGACTACTAATACAGACTCTCGCTTACCTATGTACTTGTTACATAAGTTGTGAACTGTCTGTCCCTTACCGCAATCGCCGAAGAAACTACCTAAAACTATATTTATCATAAAATTATGCTATTGTGCTACTTAATGTATGAGTTATCTCTGCTTCACATTGTCTACAATTCACCCTTATCAAGGTAACTGCATCCTTATGTCTATCACAGAAATCATTAAGTAGCTGGTCCCTGTGTTGTTGCATTTGGAAATCAGCCATGCTATCATAGAATCTATAGGTTGGGCTGAAGTGCTGTTCCCCATCGTACTCTATGAAATACTGACGTCCTTTATGCTTTACAAAGAAATCAATAACTAATCTATGTGAGGGCCTGTCTATCTCCTGGTTAATCAATACGAATTGTCGTTCATAACGAATATTACTTCGTTGTAACCATGCTTCAATCATGTTCTCTCCACGAGACTGTTTGCATCTAGGACATCCACGTCCTTTCAGATGGTTATCTGGAGTTACGTAAAATTCCCCGTGCTTTTTGCACATGATACAAACCTTAGTTCTAGAATTAACATACTCTACTTTAGAGTAGTTATATCTGTCGCCATGTTTGCTAACAGCCTTCCTTACAAATTCTTCGGTAGTAGAAGAGAAGTGGTTTCTTAGTTTAGTACCCTTGCATTTAGGGCATCCATGCTTCCTATTAATATGTTTGGCGGGAGTTTGTTCAAACTCTCCATGCTCCGGACATATAATGGTTACTTTAGAGTTCATATCTACATAGACGACTTTACTATAGTCGTATTTGTCTCCATGAACATCTCTAAACCTAGATATTACTTCCTCCTCGGTCAATTTCTTACCCATGTACTGTTCCTAATACAATACTAATCATTTCAGTTTAATAAAATTTGTCATTACTATCAGACGGCACGTCTTGCCATTCCTGACTAACAGAAGCACTAGGAGCTAAGCCTTCAACAGGCTCCTCATAGTTCTCTTTAATTGCGGTGACAATCACCTTGTCTACTTCTCCAGATGCACATGTTAATACATTCTGTCCAAGTAAAGTCTTCCAAGATTCAGCAACCCTTGAGCCATGACTGGCATTAGTAATGTGAATGTGGAATACATGGTACTGTTCCTTTGCTTTGTCAAGAGCTTCTTGACAAGTAATGGTTTTAGCACCTTTTTGATACCCTAGAACACGTTCTAAGTAACATCCCTCTACCTTATCGAGATTTGGTTCATCTCCAATAGTAAATAAGAATCCCTTAGTGTGTCTTTCAAACCAGGAATCAGTTTCAGTATGATAACCCGCTACGATGTGAGATAGTAGATAGCTTTCACCTCTATTACCTCCTCCTCCACCTTCAATCACGAATGACTGTAAAGTGTCAAGGATTTTAGCTGTATCAGACTCAAACTGACCAATTTGAATTGGATATCGGTCATAAACGTGGTCCCCAACTGCCATAAACATGATTTGTGGGTCACGCACACCTAGTTGAATGAGAGAGTCCATAATCTTAGGGAATTGGTCTCTAATCATTTCATAAGGTGTGTCCATCATTGAACCAGTAACGTCTAGCGCAATGATTATCGGAGTAGAGAAAGGGTGTTCTTTAGAATCACGAGATTCACGAACACCCACGTTAACCATTTCTTGCCTTATCTGCGTGTTATACTGCCTAACATTGTTGTTAAGCGATGCAGCAGTATTACATGCATTAATGGCATGGCTCTTAAAGAGTTCATCCCTAGTGGAGGTATATAAACCCCTACTGCCGGCCTCTACATCATAAGCAATTCTAGAATAACTACCTGCTCCCATAAATTATTCATTTACAGTTGCAGCAGCGTCATCTTTCACGTCATCCAAATTAATGGATTCTGATGCATCAGCGGGAAATTCTTCTGCATCGACTTGCATAGCTAGAGCAAGTTCAATCTTTGCAACACGCAGTTTACGTGCCAATTCATGTCTTGTTCTTACCCATTCAGCCGGATTCAGTCCTTCTCCCGGATTCAAAGAGTCTCTTGATTTAACAGCCAGGTCATTGTGTTTGTTGATTTCTCCCTGAATGCGGAGTACTTTCAACTTACAATCCTGAACAAATCTGTCTTCCTCGATTTTAGCCAATTCATACAGATTCTGCACTCTTGCATCAAGTACACTTTGTCCACTCTTACTTAATTTCTCTTTAAAACTGCTCATTTACACTTACATTTAACATGTTAAATTCAATAAGCATCTCTGTGTGGTAATTTATAATCTAACTGTAATCATCTAGGATTACAATCGAGCCGACTGTCAGATTCGAACTGACGTGGAGTTTCCTCTCGTGATTACAAGTCACGTGCAATCAACCACTATGCGAAGTCGGCATAAACAGGAGACGATGTTACCAAGTGTGCTGACATCTCCTTCGTAAATCAAAGAAAGCGGTGCATACGGGATTCAAACCCGTGGTCTCCTCATAGACAGTGAGGCATCCTAATCACTGAACGAATGCACCATGAAGCTTGCTTAACCTACCCTCAAAACCTATGCTTGGACTGGCAATCAGTTATTCAGATATTGTCCCTTCCCGCTAGCTGAGTCATTCTCTTACTGTAATCGTGTGTCCAACTCACAATCACTATTCAGATGTGCCAAATGGGACATGGCAATTCATAAAAGTGGGTGCTAGCCGTTTCTATCCCACCATTGCGTACTACAGCGCTAGCTACCGTCTAAGCTCCTATCCCTTACGTCGCCTTAGAGTGTACATGATTATTATTGCCTAACCAGTTACCTGATTGGAAGGATTATGTACGAGGTACAGCTAACGGGACTCGAACCCGTATTTTATGCTTGAGAGGCATATTACCTAACCAGTTAGTAGATAGCTGCGTGTTAAATAGTCGTGAGTAGTTAATTGCAACTATGACAAAATTAAGATTAAAGCCAAAGACCAGCCTATTGCTATCTAGGGCAAAGTCAAAGGAATTTTTGTAACTTCGCAATAGACTGACAGGGTTTGAATTAATAATACTTAATTATGCTGGAAATCGTCCCTGTATGGAATACAGAACACGATTAATTTGTCGACAAATGCATCGACTAGAGTCTTTGATGCAATTCATACTACTCACGCAAAGCTATGTTAGAATCCAATGAGATTCAAGACTATAGCACCTATTTATCTGGATTGGAAATCTTAGTTAGTAACTCATAAGTTGCTTGTAACTCATTAGGAATTACTATCTTAAGTTCCAATAGTTTCTTACGTTCTTCAACTTTCCAAGTTTCACATTGTTGAGACAGGGTTTTGGCATCCAAATTGAATCTATCAACAGCTTGTTTATAAGCCTGATTGACTTCATATTCAGAATCCTTTACCATTTTATCAATTTTGAACTTAATCTTATTAAGTCTAGCTGATATGTCTCTGTGTTTCTGCTGCAATGCAAAGAATGTATTCTCTACCTTATCACTACTAACAGACGGGTCATACGAGTACACGATTGTGTCAGTGCCAGAACCTTCAACCTTAGTAGGATTAGTATAGGCATCCATTAAAGCTCTACGGGCGTTTGCAAACGGACGCATTGGATGAATATACTTACCAATAGCAGATGCTTCTGCTTCTAGTCTGTAATATTCCATACGTTCTGCAATGCTCAATGAAGCAATTGCTTCCTCTTCGGTAAGGATATGACCCTTAATCGGGGTGTCCAACTTGAATCCAGCTACATCTGTAGCATATACATCCCAAGTGTACCTGTTAATAATTTCAAGTTCTTCTTCTCTAGCCTTAATAGCTTCACGAATCCATGCGCAGAAGGCATTCATATTAGCAACTTCTTGAAGTAATGTAGGTACATTATCAAGATATGCCTCATTTCTACCTGTCTTTACAGTCCTGGAGTTACCTCCACTTAACAAGCTAATATTGACATTCACAAACCCTACAGAATCTAAAGCTTGTCTATTAGATTCCACTGTCTCCTTAGCTATATTAGCCAGGTGATTGGCAGAAGTTTGGGTTAATCCCTTCTCGCCAAAGAATACTTTGTTACATTCTTTCATAAGCTGTAATTATTAATTCATTACTAATGCACTGGATAGGGGATTCGAACCCCTGTTTACGCATCGAAAGTGCGTCGACCTAAACCACTAGTCGAATCCAGTATACCTTATTAAGCTTTCCAGAATACAAACTTATTGCCTTCTGGACATCTTACATACTTCACATCAAAACCATTCTCTCGATATAGAGGTTCTACATCTAACCAATGGTTCTTAATTACCTCTTCTTCGGTTAAACCTTCAGATGCTACATAGGCTATTACATCTGATTGCTTAAATTCAGAAGCTTTACCACTCCAGTTCTTAACTATTAAAGTATTAAAAGCTAAGATAACTGCATCAGGAATAGATTTTAAATCTATACTCCTCAATTCTCTTGAATTTAATACCTTCACCATAATTCTAATAATTAGGTTAATAATGATTTTCGCAAACTCTTATTAGCCAGCGCGGAGAGTGCTGGATTCGAACCAGCGGAACCCTTTTGAGGTTCGGTCCCTTAGCAGGGGACTGGTTTAAGCCACTCACCCAACTCTCCAATCCACAGAAGACTTATTTATGCTATATCAATCGCTTATGATTACCTTAGTGCTGTAAGTCTTCTTAGAAATTCACTGTAAAAGGATTACTTTACAGGAGGAAATTCATCACCTTTAGCTGGTGATTCTTCCGGCTTCTTGCCAGTGATTATTTGCTTAAGCGAATCTGCAATGGGCAAATTGCGAGCAATTTCCAAGCTAGGAGCAAGATTCTTAGCCATATTAGCCATGAACTGCCCAGCAGTATTGGAGTCACCATACACAGTAACATTACCAAGCTGGATATGTTCAAACACCTTAGCGTTGGCTTCAGCAACTTCTTTCCACCTGTCGGTCATTGCATATTGAACGATTGCTTCAGGATGCATACCTGATTTAATCATATGTTCAACTGCAAGAGCCGGAGCCATTTCCATTGCCTGTTTCTGTTCAGCTTCTGCCATTAAAGATGCTTTCTTACCTTCAGCTTCAGCAAGAAGTTTCTTCTTGGTACCTTCAGCTTCTGCTTCCAGTTGCATCTTAGTAGCATTTGCTTTAGCTTCTGCTGCTTTCAAGATTTTAGCTGCTTCCGCTTCTGCTTCAAGAATGGCTACACTCTTAACAGCTTCTGCTTCAATTTTAGCTTTCTCTTTGGCTTTCTCGGCAGGTATAATTACTTCAGCTTTAAGCTTAGCTTCTTCAGCTTTAGCTTTAGCTTCGTTAACTTCCACCTGACGTTCTTGCTCTGTTTTAGCAACTGCCATTTGAGCTTCAACTTTAGAAGTACCAGCTACTCTTTCTGCTTCAGCTTTAGCTTTCTCTGCTTCTCCCTTAGCTTTGGAAACTTCAATAGTAGCTTTCTGTTCAGCTACTCCTGCTGCTTTCTCTGCTTCAGCTGCCTTTTGACGGGCTTCTGATTCATACTGTGCAGTTTTAGCTTCCTTTTCCTGTTGTGCTTTAACAGTTTCAGCTTCTTGGTTTTGTGCTGCTACTGCCATACGAACTTCCTTCTCTGCTTCTGCTTCTGCCTTAGCGGCTTCAGCTTTGGCAGTAAATTCTGCTTCTTTAGCAGTTGCATAAGCTTGCTGCTCTGCAATCTTAGCAGCTCTTAATGCTTCTTGCTCGGCAACTTTGGATGCTTCTTCAGTTTGGGCTGTAGCCACACCAATTTCACGTTCCTTTCTTTGCTCTGCAACAGCAATTTGCTGCTCCTTATGCTGCTCGGCCAATTGAGTTTCTTTCTCTTTAGTGGTCTTAGCAATAGCAACTTCTTTCTCCCTGTTAGTTTCAGCCACTATAGTTTCTTGCTCCTTAGTAGCTGCTGCAATTGCAATCTCCTTCTCTCTCGTAGTTTGAGCTATCTGGATTGCTCCTTTCTTCTCTTCTTCTGCGATATCAGCTTGTGATTGCGCTCTTGCTTTAGTCTCTTCTTTCTTACCAAGATTATCAATATATTGAGCAGCATCTTGAATGTCACTGATATTGATATTCATCAGATAAAGACCAAGTTTGTTCAATTCTGTATTGATATTGTCTCTAGCTTGAGCTAGGAACTTGTCTCTGTCAGAGTTAAGCTCTTCAATAGTCATCGAAGCAATAACAAGCCTCATCTGACCATAAACAATATCTGAAATCAAACTTTCTTTAACGTCATCATCAGCACCTAGTAAGCGATTAGCAGCATTCTGCATAATCAGCGGTTCTTGGCTAATAGCAACAGTTACAGTGGTAGGGATAGTTACACGAATATTTTGAGCTGACAAAGCATTCTTCAATACAAGATTCAATTGAATCGGCTGCATTGACATTACTTCATAACCCTGTATAATCGGCCATACAAAAGCTGCACCACCATGATAAACTTTGGCAGTTTTAATTTCAACTTCTCTGTCAACCAGATTACCTTTAGCGTCGCGTTCGCTAACTTTCTCTTTGTGAGAGCCTGTTTTACCATAAACTACCAACAATTCGTCAGATTTACATTTACGGTAGCGGGATAGAATCCCAACGATAGTGATGATTGCAACTAGTACAACTACACCAACGATAATTAATGATGTCATTTCCATCTTGAAATTGGTACTAATCTATGTATAATTTATTGTCTTCGTATTTACGAATCGTTACTGGCTCATTGACAGGATATATCTTCTTATTAAGAGATACAACTTCTACTTCTCTCAATGCTCCACTTATGTTCACGGATGCCAAATGGCGCCCTTCACCTAAATGTACATAGATAGTAGCAGTTCTGCCAACTAAGTTAGTCTTCGGTTCGTCTTTAGGAAGGTTCTGCAATTTCATACAGAACTTATATAAATGATACAGCATAAATACAAATACAAGACCTATAAAGAATCCTATTAACCAATCAATCCAGGTTACTTCATAACCTAATAATTGCTTAATAGATGTCCATCCTCCGAATCCCATGAAGAAATGGATAAATCCTTTAAAGGATACAACATCACTGACATCAAAATCAGCATCACCATCAAAGTCTACATCGACATCGAACTCCCCAGCAACCCATGATATTATGAATTGTAGGATAAATATACCATAGGCGATGCCTCCTAAGATATAATACAAGTTATTGTCCATCTTACTAATAATTATTTAATCTATTAAAGTGGGGCGAAATGGAGTCGAACCATTATCTCTGGATTTTCAGTCCAGCGCGAACTGACCACCTGCGCTACCGCCCCATACTGCCTACACATACGTCTTCACTGGATTTTATGCTTTATTACGCCAGTTGCTTTGGACAGTCTAAATCCTTCGGTGCTGTACAGCTATACATATATTAACGAGGCCTCAACATTAATTAAGTTGCCATCGCACCTACTCCCATTACTTCGTCACGCAACGTACCCTACATTCCACTTTAGGATTTTCACCTAACCACATCCTCGGCATTCCGTTTCAAGATAAAATATAACTCTGCTGAATAAGTCAAACCAAACAGGAAGATTTATGATACGTTTATACCTAAACAGCAGAATTGGGTGACATACGAGACTTGAACTCGTAACCCTTAGAACCACAACCTAATGCTCTGCCAATTGAGCTAATGCCACCATATTGAGTTATTGCAACTCTAATCCTTCTTTTAGTGCCCTAGTATATGCCATTCTAGCAAAGAATAGTTCAGCTACAGCCATAACTACTGGCTCTGCTAACTCTTCGGCTTCTTCAGCTCTTTCTTCTTTGGGCTTAGATTCTACATATTCCAGTAATTCCAACACAGCTCTATTAGCTTCAACCAGACGACTATAAGCAGTGCGAACTTGTTTATAGTTCTTATATCGTTCTCGATATGGTCTTATTGCATTCCATGAATATGAAGCAGCCACTATTATTGATATGGCACATAGTACCATAAATCCGAGGGGTTCTCCTTTAGACCATGCTGAATAGATTTGACACAATACAACACCCAAACATAGATTCTGTCCTACAAAGAGGGACAGTAAGAACCAATAAGCTGAAAATGCCTTCTTTGCTTCATCAAGTAATGATGCTGACTCTTTTAGCTCCTCTTGTTCAGCTTTTAATGAGTCAATTGACACTTCCATAGCTTCTCCTTCGTCTGAATCTTTAAGGCGTTCATATTCCTCTTCACTAATCTTGGTTATTTTCAAATCTTCTAATTCTTCTCGATTCATTACCTTTCAATTTAAGTTCAACAATCTGTGGACCGTGTGAGACTCGAACTCCAACTTCACTGTGCAAGAGTGATGTGTTAGCCATTTACACTACACAGCCCATATTTAGCCACACTATCGTAGGGCTATCAGCTCCCAACGTCCGACTGATTACGGAAGGTTACCTACCGGTCTGATAACCTATAAAATGCACAATTACTTAGTCATGCCCCAACTGTTCTTGTCAGTCTCCGACTCCAACCCATAGCATGTTATAGAACTCTACATGCATACCCTCCTCATTGTGCACTATTTTAAACCTATCATTTCAGCAATTTCTTCAAATGAATAATTCAGAAATAGTCTATCCATATCTGCATCAGATTTAACCCATTTAGGTCTAGGATATATAAGAGTAGGAGAATGTCCTCTCTCATGTAATCCATACACTACTTCCTTCTTACCTTTAATAAGACGAAGGTCAATATGCTCTGACATAGAAGAATAAAATCCTATATTAGAATCCTCTACATATGTAGAACCCTTCTTAGACATTACCTTGCGATAAGGTTTATACCCTTTACTAATTAAATACTCTATGAACCCAATCATGTTAACCACTATTAGTACTCCAAGTAGGATTCAAACCTACGACCCACGCCTTAGAAGGGCGTTGCTCTATTCACTGAGCTATTGGAGCATCATCAGAAGGCAAATTGAACTACATGACACAGTAAAAGTGCTGATGCCTTCTTATATTACCCATTCAGTTATTCTAGATTAAGTAATTCTCTTGTCTCTTTCTTAAACTGTCTCCTATTATAGCGTTCTCCTTTACATATAGGACAACTACAAGGAGTACTGGTTGTTTTATAGGCAAACGTATATTTAGAATTATATAATTCTGTCCAATGTCTACCTCTTGCCGTTTTATCTGGATTATACCAGTAGGCAGCGTGGAGTTTAATCCTAGTAATATACTTCTGGTCTTTCTTTAGGTTCCTCCACCTTTTGTTTCTTTGGATTAGTGAATCCTTCAGTTTCTCCGTTCTTAGTTCTTCCATCGTCTCTACCATTAGTGTTAATAATGTCTTGAGACGGGTTGTAGCCGGTTCCAACAAACTTCTTCATGTCCAATCCTGTTAAATTAATTCCTTTCATACGATAATTTTACAATCTATTAAATACTGCATGTTCCTTTAACCACTCTTGATAGAGCTTATCATCATAGTTCCCTGAATACTCCCAATGAAATCTACTACATTCTATAGTCTTTAGTAAGAATTTCATCACAGACCTTGTATTAGCCTTCTTTGATATAGATGAAATGTAAAACTTCTCTTTATCAAAATCATAGTATCCTCGTAATACCACTCGGCGAGAATTTTGCCTATTTAAGTAAATTCTTGCCAACAACTTGGAGTTATTGTCTACATATCGAGTAGGTATGAATTTATAAGCCATCTGATTCAGCCAGCAATAAAGTAATACCAACACAATAGGCATTATTGACTGCATTCAACCTTTTCTTGAGTTCCTTCTTAGCCTTTCTGGGCAACTTAGGATACTCTGCATATAAATCCTGTTCAGCGGCTCTACTTGCTTCGCTTAATTGCTCAAGTAAAGCATTAACATCTTCTTTAGTTTTGTAATCCTTAAGAAGGACTCTAACTAATGTGGGACGTTTTACCATTTCTTGCATTCCAGATTCGTACACTCTACAAATTTGGTTTCTACTTAACGTAGACACTCTCCTTAATTTCACTTTAAACTTCATAGTACATTCAAATTAGTTGAGGAAGCAGAGGGATTCGAACCCCCGGACCCCGAAGGACCTCTGGTTTTCAAGACCAGTGCAATCGACCAACTCTGCCATACTTCCAATTAATAAGCACGCCCTGCACGACTCGAACATGCAACACACCCAGTTTTGGAGACAGGGGCTCTACCGATTGAGCTAAGGACGCATCAATTTTAGATTGTGGAATCTTTAAAGATATAATACAGTACTACTAGCACTATAGCTCCCACAATGTAAGCACCAAAACTATGCATAATCTTATAATTTAATGTTAATAATCTAATGTGTTTGCGTGCAGTGCAAGATTCGAACTTGCGGTGGGACTTTCGTCACGATAGATTAACAGTCTATTGCCTTCGACCACTCGGCCAACTGCACATTGATTTTATGTCTTTATAAGTCCTGAATGTATTTCTCTATGACAGTTAGAGCATACCAAGATACATTTATCAAGCTCCTCTTTTACTTTATCCCAAGACCTGGTATATCCTTTAGAAGATATTCCAAAATCCTTTTTGGAAGGGTCTAAATGATGAAACTCTAAAGCATCCGCACATCTGTCATATCCACAAACAGAACATTTACCACCTTTGTACTCTACAGCCATCTCTTTAACTTTGTTACGTCTCTTTTGAGTTGCTTCTACTTGACATTTTAGGCAACGCCAGCGTCCAGATTTCTCAAGAGCAAACTCTGTTTCTCCGTGTTTAGAACATATTCTTATTTCTCTTTGTCTTTCCATAAAACAAAGATACTAAGAATTAAGTCAAACCGCAAGTTAAAAGGTGTCAACGCTTGTTAATAAACTCGCCATAATGTTTAATTGACCTATCCCGATTGCATCGGAGTTAATCCCTATGGTAAGGAACTACTCCTGTTGGATACCACGTGTAGCTATCAGCTGACACTTTGAAATACCAACGAACTGCTTTCTTAATTAACTTAAATAGTCTCATAATACATCAGTTTTAGTCAATAAATAAGTAATCTAAATAAACCACTCTATCTTCACAGACTGAGTGGTTAAACTCGTTCTTTGACATCATGTACAATCTTAGTACATATGTGATTCCGCAGGGACTTGAACCCTGTTCTATAGATTAAAAGTCTATAGCATATCCATACATGCTCCGGAATCATCCACAGAAGGCGCGTTATCAAAAACATGTAAACTGTACAATGATTAGTGCTGTACGCCTTCTTATGTTTCACTAAATCGAGAGTGGGCTGACGGAATCGAACCGTCCTAACTGGTTTTGCGGACCAGCCCCTAAACCTCTCGGGCAAGCCCACATATCAATACGACTTATGGGCTTAACTATGAAACAGGTTAATCAAATCATAAATTAAAAGTTGTTGGGTTGATTGTTGAGTTGATTTGATGATTGTTTAGTGAAACTATATATTATTGTGTTAATTATGGTTCTTATTAAAACTACTCTATTCTCACGAACGGAGTAGTTGTCCACATTTATTATTATGGGATTATCAGCATCCTCTCTTGGATGCTACAGGGGTCGGGATGACTGGATTCAAACCAGCGACCTCGTGGTCCCAAACCACGCATTCTATCTACTGAACTACATCCCGGACTACAGAAGTCTCTTAGTTTAATTAAAATCATAAAATATGAAACACTTTCTTTCGTGCCGTAAGACTTCTTATTCAAAGCTATTGAAAATTGTTGTATTGTGGGTGTACTTGGACTTGAACCAAGGACTTACACGTTATCAGCGTGTTACTCTACCACCTGAGTTATACACCCATCATCAGAAGACAATAGATTCATTTACTTATGCCAACATACAGGAAATTGCTGTTTGTCTTCTTAGCATTCTGAAAATGCAAATGTACAATGACTGTAGTTGCGGAAATGGGAGTCGAACCCAATATAACTAGCTTATGAGACTAGTATGATTTATATATCCGTTTCATTCTTCCGCAAGTGCCCCATGTTGGACTCGAACCAACGCCATACAAGTTTAGAATTTGCTCTTCTACCACTGAAGTAATGGGGCGAATGAGGGTTTTACGAGATTACCCACAACTCATCAACTATTCGATAATTTGATTCCACTGTTCAAGTGTAAGTTCCTTGACTACTATGCCAATTAACTCACACGGCTTATACTGATTGCCATTCTCCTCTACTAGGATAATCCATTCATGACCTGGTTGAGAACTATAATCCTTTATAATGTCCTTAATAGTTTGTATTCCGAACGGAGTTAAAACCTTATCTCCAACTTTATAAAAGTATTTGTTTCTAGACTCCATTACATTATATGGCATAATGGCGTTCTTAGTAATAATTACCTGTTCGTCACCTATACTGACATAATAATCTCGTTTGTATATCATTCTCTTACTAATTTAAGTTTCTTGAACATGCGACCGTCATCTTGTAATGCGATTGCTGTTAATTGATTACCAAGGTCTGGTTCATAGAATGAAGAATAGTCCTTATTTACTAAGTCTAATCTTACTTTCCATTTGTCTAAGTCTGCATATAAGTAGATTAAATAGCTATTATTCCAATCCTGCTTAGGATGTTCTAATAACCACTGCGCTACTGCATGACCTCCTTGTACACAACCATAAACTGCATCAAGCTTCTGGTCTATCAGCACATACAATCTCTTCATCAGAATATGTATCAATCAGTGAATCAACTCTTTCTCGGAAATACTTCTCTCCACTATACATCTTAGAATAACCACACCAACCTTGAGTTTCAAGTGATTTCCATTCTTTGATAACTTTAGCTAGATACTCATTCATAGCTTCTCCGATTAGTTTATGCTTTAATATGTAATAAGCTACATACATTGCATGTAATCTTCCTCTGTTGTAATAAACTGATGAGCAGTCATTAATATTCTTAGCTGCTTTCTGTGCTTTTACTAAATTCGCGATTTCTTGTTTAAATTGTTTAATTGTTGCCATGATAGTTAATTGTTAATAAGTTAATAAATAAATTGCCTTAATTAATAATCAACTATCTTATGGTGGCTTGTAAGTAATCTACCGCATAATCATTTCCCTTTAATTTGTTTACACATGTTAATAAACTCATCATCCGATTCACATATAATCGGATTCGTTTCCTTGAGATACATCTCCAGATAGGCTTCTTTAGACAAATCGTCCACGTCATCCGGATACACACCATGTACATCATATGACATATGAGAACCCCAGCAACTAAGCCAATCAGCATCCTCAAATGTAGTACATATACACACACTTAACCCAGCATCCTCTAGTTTCTTACGAAGTTCTGGAGTATTCTTCTTAATAAGACAGTGTTCACTCATGGATTTAATACACATAAACCACCTTTCTCGGAATCTCTAAGCACATACTTAATACCTGGAATACCAGGACCTGATACCTTATAAATGGTTAGTTCGTTAATAAATTCATACTGCACTCTGTTGATTTTATAATCTCCATTAGTAGCAGCAGACTCATTAATTGATGCTTTACTTGTGGTTGCAAATAATGCCAAGAAGGTAAATACTCCACATAATCCACCAATAACACCTGCCTTAAATGATGTCTCTTTCATAATCTCATCTATTATTAATAATGAGCGGGATAACAGAATTGAACTGTCATCTTCAGCTTGGAAGGCTGTTATAATAACCATTATACGAATCCCGCAGTTTACTTCTACTATTCTCTCGAACCATAGAAGGGTTTGTCGAGTTTGACCTCAACAGATATTGTATTTAATTATCGCAGTGTGAGTGGGCCCGGGAGGACTCGAACCTCCAGTCCAATTAAGGAGTAGATTTACAGTCTACGCGGCTACCAATTACCGGTTACGTGCCCGAATCACACAATCCATATTAACTGTGAATTGTGAGTGCAAAGGTAATGAATCTTCCCCACATGTAAAAGTTAATATGTATTAAATACGATAGAAGTTTGCTCGGTATTAAACTAAGCTCACATATTCTCTCGAACCGATGAGCTTAGTAGTTATTCAACAATTGCAGATACTTTAACTCGTAATAATGACTATGAGTCGAGATAGAAATGACACTGCATATGTTGAAAGAATCATATTAATAAAATGGTGTAGAGATAACCAGATTCGAACTGATGTTCTTCTAAAGATTGACTTTAGCTGTTCTACCACTGAACTATATCTCTATCCAGTCCCTATGGAATCATCCAATAAATTCCCACCTAGTGTTACTAGATATGCACAAAGATTACTATACCAAATATGCGCTCTTCTCCATGCATAATGAAATCTATCTTCTATCCAATCAGAACATTAATTCAACTATTAAATAAACGGTGCGCGAAATACTTAGACCTTCACAGGCTTCTTCTGCACGCTTGCATTCTTCTTGACAACATCCTTTTCTAGAATCATCATATTAAGCAACTCTTGATTCATAGCATGCTTAAAGATGTCTCTAGTGGTTTTAGGCACCTGGAACCTCTTCTCTCCAGTAATAAATGAGGATGTTGAATTATTAAGTCCATTTACTAAGAAGCAATTTGACACTCCTGGAACCAAAGCCACATTAGGTCTTCCCTTATATGCTAAAGGAACTCTCCAAATGATAACTTTGAATGCTCTTACAAATTCCTTACTGAAATTTGCTTTAAGCAGTCTTTGCTTAAATTCCACGAATGCTTGGTTGTTCAACTTGGTAAAATATGTATGGTTAGTAATTACCACACAGCCTCTAGGGAACTCTCCTTCATCCACACCATAATCTTCTTTCATTTTACACAGCATTTCTGCTATATTAATAATAGAAGGATTCTGGCATAATGCTTCTTCTTTGTCAGATTTCCATTTCTCAATGACATTCTGACCTTTGAACTTACGTAGAACCATGTTATCCTCTAACACGGCATAGGAGTTCTTGAATATTGTAGGAAGTAATTCAGAATGATATAAAGCATATGCTTTACCCAAACTGTAAGCAGATGTTTCGCTATTCTCTATCTCACCATTAGCAGAATGACTTATATCTCTTACTACCAACAACGGAGCTACTCTATTGCGTTTAGCATTATCAACAAATACATTGAAACTTGCATTAATAGAAGTTTCCATAAATTCTGGAATCTCTTCGGCAATTTTATCCAATCCGTATGGTTTGAACAGAGTATGTAGAAATCCGCTATTAGAGGGCTTCTTACGGTTCTTCAACCAGTTCTGATACTTCTCTTTAAGACCTTGATGTTTGAGGAATTTAGAGCCTACTAGCTGTGCCAGCGCCTTTCCAGTAACAGTGTCAAAATCGATTTCCAAGAATTTCTTTTGACTGATTAACTGCTGCCATTGGGCTGCTTTCCCGCTATTCTTCATCTTCCTATATTTACGATAGGTTGAATAGTCTCCTTCATCCTTAGGTTTACCATAAAGGCCTTCCGCCAAGAATTTGGCTACTGTATTACGTGCTTTTGCCTCATCTGTCTTACATGCAACACTGGAACGAACACGAGGAAGATACTTCTTTACTAAATCACATGTCTGACCGTTGGCAAGACCTGCGAATATGACTTTCTTGAAGAAGTCCCAATCCAATCTGTGCTTAAAGCCATGGAGTTGAACATCTAAAGCCATCATAGTAATGAAATCTTTCCAGCATCCAGCTGCTGCAAAATAAGCAATGTTGGCATGGAATGTGGGTTTGTGATAGATTGCCAACCACAACATTCTCATTATACCTTCATTCTTCAAACCTTCTCCTTGCTGTGTATCAAGTTGTATAACTCCTTCCGGGGTAATTATTCTACATTTACGAGTTATCATTCTCGTATATGCAGCAAACTTAGTACATAGTAATGGATTAGCTTTCCATAAAGGATACATATCTTTAGCCACTTGCACGTAGGTACGTGGCTGAAGACATTTCTTAAGATTAACAAACTGGTCTATGAATAACTGATTATTATCCACAAACTTAGGTTTATTCTCATCCCGCCTTTGACGTGCGGCATTAGGGTAAGGCCTCCTTGGCCTTTGTGCTCCTTTCATTTCCATCTCTTTGTTTAAATTTATTGTTATGAGAGTCTTTCTTTATTCTAAACAATAAACAAGCGGCATTACGGCAATCGGACATACGTTAACCCGCTCGCCACTTACAGACCGTAATGCACACTTGACCAGGCAGGAAAGAGGTTTGCTTGGTGACCTATCTGCATGCTGATTATATAATGCAGACCGTGTAGATTCTCTCTTACACAATATCTATAGTAGATTTGCACTACTGTTTTCTGATGCTTAATCAGGTGAACTCCTACTGTTCGAATAGATACAGGTTTCAACTCTTTGATATAGCCTTTAAGTCATAGACACACTCCGGAGTATGTCTACTGGTTCTTCAGACCAAGTTTTGCTACCACCATTCGTCAATAGTGGATTTACGGTATTAGATAGTCTACACGAAGGTCTACCGTCTCTTCGTTTGCTTCTAACACCACAGTCGTCGAAAGAATATCAGGATTGTCAGCTGTAGTTATCATACTCACAATATCATGTGGGGATTCTAAGTATAAATAACCTCTACCGTCCCAAGCTGGAACATATCCACCTCGTAGAATGTTTCGAGACGGAATAGACTTG